TTATTCCATTTCAAGCGCGTCTACTTTTACTTCAAGATCAATGCTGGTCGTATAGCCGCTGTCAGCCGTCAGGCTGTGCGTCAGCGTGGTGATAATCCACTCGGCGCCATCAATCGGCTGTTTAAAACCGCTGACCTTCACCGGCATTTCCGTATAGAGATCGGCGCGCCCCCGCGCCAGCTGCAGAGAGAATGAGGCAACGCCGCGTTGCAGTCGCTCCCACTGCGTTTTAGCAGCCCGTTCCGCATTGCTCCGGTTGGCATAGGTGCGGCTCAGCACCAGCACGTTTTCATCAGTGCCAATCAGATAATCTCCCTGTTTCGCCTCCGGTTCCTTTTTCTTCGCCGGGGTTTTGCGCCTGCGTTTCACTTTTGCCACCGGCTTTTTTGCGGGTTCGCGGGTGTGCAGCCAGCTGGCGATCACGCCGGTGTAAGCGTCGCGGTCAGCCAGGGTAAACCGGTGGCTGTCGCCGTCGCGGCGTTGCAGCGTGATAACCGGCAGCGCCTTACCGCTGGCCCGCCTGCCCTGACCCTGACGGATAAACAGCAGGTTGCCCTCCTTGATGCAGGCAGTGGCGCCGCACTGCTGCGCCAGCCGCATCAGAAAGCTGGCGTCTGATTCGTTGGTCTGGTCAAGATGGTCAATCTGCATTTTCGCCATGTCATCACCCAGCGCCGTTTTCAGCTTGTGCCGGCTGGCTATGTCCTTAACCATGTCGCCCACGGTGGTCCGGTGCCATGATTTCTCACGCCTGATGTTCAGCGTTTCGCGAAAATCGGCACTGCGCGCCCGCAACACCAGCCGGTCAGGCGTGCCGGTGTGTTCAATCTCGTCCACGGTGTACGAGCCTTTGACAAAAAGCGCCTCACCCTGCCAGCCCAGTGCCAGCGTGAGAGACACGCCCCGGCGCGGCAGCTGCAGCTGGCCGTCCGCATCATCCAGTTCAACGTCCAGCTGATCCGCCTCAAATCCCCGGTTATCGGTGAGCGTCAGGCTGATAAGCCGCCGCTCAATTTTCTGCGTGATGTCGGCGCCCTCCAGCGTCAGCCTGAACGCCGGGGAATTCTTCTGGCCGTTTATCCACTGTGCGGCCATCATGAGAACAAACCTCCCGCTGCGGCGGTCAGCTTGCCGGCGGCAGTCGCAGCCGCGCCTTTCATGGCCGTCAGCTGGTCGTTCAGGCTGCCGAACATTTCCCCCAGCGATTCATCCGTGCGTTTCAGCGTCAGCGTGAACTCAATCCGCCGGCAGGTGCCGTCGCGGAAAAACTCCGCTTTCGTCTGGCTCAGGCTTTCGATCACGAACATGCCGTAAATGGTGCCGCTGCCTTCAATCAGCGGCCAGGCGCGGCCCAGCTCTGCAATCTGCTCCAGTGCCAGCAGCGACAGCCTGCCGCCGGTGATTTCCGGCAGCAGCACGCCGGATAAGGTCAGCGTGTCGTTATCGGGACCGAGAAACTGCAGGGACGGACGAATGCCCACGCGACCGCTGGCCGGAAAGCGCCAGCTGCGCTGGTGTTGCAGCGCCTGATAAGGCACCGTCTGCAGCATAAAAACAAACAGGCCCAGCGTCATCATCATGCGTCAAATCCTCCCCGGTCGTGGTAACTGCTGCGGGCGCGTGACTGCGCCTGCCGCTCTTTTGCCTCCAGCCTGCGCATGACTTCCGTCACCACGTCCTGCGCATTCTGCCCCGGCTGCTGCACAATAGTGATGGGGGCATGAATGCTGACGGGCGGCGCGTTTACCTGCGCCTGCTGGCGTGGTGCTTCCTGCCGGTAAGCCTGTGCGGGCAGGCTCAAAGGGTGCAGTGGCTTCGCCTCAGCGGTCCCGGCTGCGCCGCCCAGCGTCAGCGCGGCCAGTGCGGCCAGCCTCGCGGTGCGACTACGGCTGGTGATGTGTGCCGGGCCGTTTATAAGCTCCGGGCCGTTTTCGCCCGCGATGCCAAACTGCCCGGACGGAATAAACCCGCCGCTGTCGTACAGACCGGCAAAGCCGGAGGCGGACTGTGGGCTGCGTCCCGGCAGTACCGGCGCGCCGGACTTGTCTCCGCCGGGCTTCAGAAAGTCCGGCAGGTAATCCGTCAGCGAGGTCAGTTTGTTTTTCAACATGTCCCATTTCTGGCTGACGCCCGCCAGCAGGCCGTCAATCATCTGTGAACCTGCCTCCTGAAAGCGGGCGGGCAGCGCCCGGACATCGGCGACAATCTCAGCCCATTTTGTGCTCAGGTAGGTGCGGATGGCGGTCCACACGCTGCTCACTTTGCTGCTGATGGCATCCCACAGCGCGGCGAACTTCGGCCCCAGTGTGTCCCAGTTTTGCCAGATATAGAGCGCAGCGGCAGCAATCAGGCCGATAATGGCCAGAATGGGATTGGCGTACATCAGCCGCCCCAGCCACAAAACACCGTTGCCCACGATACCCATTGCTCCACGAATCAGGCCGAATGCACTGACGGCTTTGATGCCCAACACCCCACAGCTCATGCGCAGCAATGCCAGCGGGCCGAGGATGGCCGACGCTGCCAGCGACAGCGCGCCAAGTGCCGTGGCAGCAATAACAAACACTGCCGCCAGCTTAAACAGCCCTGCCGTCAGTTGCGGGTGCTGCTTCACAAACGCACCGAGTTTACCGGCCAGATCGCCGAGCCAGTCGGCCAGCTGTTTCAGCGCGGGCGCAACGGTTTCGCCGATGGCGGCCATTGAGTTAGTAAATGATCCAGTCGCCGCTTCCCACTTGTTGCCAAGGGTATTCAGCGAGGCATCCACCCTTTCGCGCAGCGATGCCTGATTCTCCAGCTTTGCGGCCGTTTCCCGGTAACCATCAATGCCCTTGCTGATCAGTATGTTCAACACCTGCAGCGTCTCTGCATCGTCGCCAAACATATCCTTCAGCGTGGTCAGGCGTTGCTGCGTGGTTAATTTTTTCAGTTGCGCCAGTTGCCGATACATCCTGTCGATACCGCCAAATTCACCTTTACCATTGGTGAAGTCAAAGCTTACGCCGCTTACTTTCAGATCCTGATTAACGCCCTTAATCTTGTCCGCGTTCATCATTCCCTGAAAAACCTTGCGGTATGCATTCCCCGCTGACTCGCCCGCCATGCTCGACTGATCGGCCATTACCAGCAACGGCGCAAACGTTTTAGCGGCATCAAGTCCTTTCATTTTGATGATGTCCATCGCGCTGCCAATTTTTGCGTACCCCTGCAGCATGTTGTTCGGGTCCACGCCTGCATAAAATCCCTTCTGAATGATGTCAGTCAGCCGCATCATGTCCTGTTCAGAGGTCTGCGTGGCATCCTGCAACTTCGCCGCAAACTCCGCCGCGTCGGTTGGTGCCATTTTCAACTGTACGCCGAGATAAGCTGTTGCCTCTCCCAGCCCGCCCAAGATCACCTGCGCGCTCATACCCTGGCGGCGCAGCATGGTCATCATGTTCTGAAAGTCCGCCGTGGTGCCGGGCAGTTTGTCGCCAAGGCTCACGGCCAGCCGGTTGATTTTTTCAAACTCCGGCGCGACCTTTGCACCCGGCCCCATAAGCGAGGCGGCAAGCTGCGTGGACGCGTCCTCTGACTCTGAATAAGCACGCACCGGCACCATCATGGTCATACCGGTGGTCACGCCGGTTGCCAACATACCCGCCCCGTTTCCGGCCAGGCTGTTGCGCAGGCTCATGGTTTTTTCATGCCGTGCCCGGATAGCGCTCAGTTTCTGCTGGCGTTCACCCAGCTTTCTCAGCTCAGCCTGCTGACGCGCAATCGCTGCGCTGGCCCCGTTCGCATCCGCGCGCAGGCGTCGCTGCGCGGCGCTCAGTTGCTTCGTATCGATCCCCGCTGCGTTAAGCGCCTCACGCTGGCGCTGTACTGACAGGCGCAGCCCGTTATAAGTCCGCTGTAATTCGCCCGCCCGGCTTTTTGCCTGCGCCAGCAGCTTCGCCTGCTGCGCCGTGGGCCGGTTCGTGGCGGCAAACTGCGTTGCCAGCTGCGCGGCTTCCTGTCGGGCAGCGGCCAGATTCTTTTCCGTAATGGCAAGTTGCGAGCGCGTTTTACGAAAGCCGTCAATGCGTCCGGCCTGTTCGTTGAGGGATTTCAGGCCGTCTTTGCTGGCCTTCAGCGCGGCGGCCAGCTCCTTTGAGCCAGCCTGTGCATTTTTGAAAGGGCGGGTTATTTTATCCACCGCGTTAAGCACCACCTGCAAACGCAGGTTTGTATTACTCATCGTCACCGGCTCCGCTGCGTAAAACCGCCCTGTGCCGCCACTCCAGCACCTCCGTCAGTGGCATGTGTTCCGTTGCGGAGGGCGGCCAGTGAAATACAGTGGCGATATCCGCCACCAGATCGTCCACCGTCAGGCCGTCGGGAAATCCGACAGCACCGACTTCGGCAACAAAAAAGTGACCACCTCCACGGACAGCGACAGCAGATCCGCCGGGTCCATTTCGTTGATTTCATGCGGCAGGAGCGCGGGCACTGAAATACGCGGCAGCACAACCATCATCGCGTTTACATCCATATCCATCAGCGCCTGGAGGCGGGTACCGCGCAGGGAGCCGGACTGCGGCTTGCGCAGCATTATGGTGGTGATGGTTTCCTTTCCACGCTGCAAAGGTGTGTCCAGCGTGATGTTTTTTTCCTGCGTTGCCGCGTCAGTTTTCTTTTCCGTCATTTTTCAGTTCCTGAATGAAGTAAGGGACACCGGCAGGGGCTCCCCTGCCGCTGTTATCAGAGGCCGAGCGCGCTACGGTGCGCTTCCATCAGGTCTTTGCCGTCCACGGTGTGGATCATGTTGACCAGATCGATTTCGTAGAGCACCTCGTTATTGATGGTCAGCTTCGCGTAGGTGTTGGTGCCGGACACTTTGGTGGTGCTGGACTCGCCGGTTTTCCACTCACCGGAATCCAGCTCCTTGTGACGCCCGCGAATGACCAGTTCCACCGCCTGGACTTCGCCGGTGTCGTCACGCTGGATCGAACCGGTAAAGCGCAGCTGCACGCCGTCCACGGTTTCAACGCCCATCTGTTTAAACAGCAGTGCCTCGGTGCCACCGATGGTAAATTCTGTATCCAGCGCGCCGTCGTCCAGGCCCATATCAATATCCACCGCACCGGCCATGCCGCCGCCGCGATACTTCTCAAACTTGCGGGTGATTTTGGGCAGGGTCAGCGACTCGACCAGCCCCTGCCAGTTATTACCGGCGTTAAACAGGTTCAGGTGTTTGAGCTTACGGGGTAATGCCATCTGTCTGTCTCCTTATGCGCTGACACGGCTGGCGAAATCGACCAGATACTGATCAGTGATGCGCTGGCGCAGCATCAGGTTTTCCAGCGGCGGCACCGGCGTGTAGTCGTAATCAATAATCAGTTTGCCTGCCTTGAGCGTGTCCCTGTCATTCACGCTGGCATCCAGCCAGCAGTCCGCGCCGGTGAGATAACCCTGACTGACCAGGCTGCGCAATTTCGCACGAATACTTTCGATGATGTCGCGGGCCAGTGACGGATTCAGCGCGCCGTCAACCGCCCACATCTGCGCTTCTGCCATCGTATCGGCCAGCACCTGCGCCGTACGGGTGTAGTTTTCAAAGGCGAAAAGCGGATCGTCACTCAGGCAGCGGGAACCCCAGAAGCGAAAGCCGTCCTGACGGATAAGCGTGGTGATATCGTTCTGGTTCAGCAGGCCCGCATCGGTGGCCGGGTCCTGCAAATCCCAGAACACATCAGCGGAAATACCGGTCACGCCGTTCACGCCGACGTTTGACAGGGTTTTATGCCAGCCGGTTTGTTCATCGATTTTTGCGCGCAGACCGAGCGCGCGGGCGGTGGCATACGCCGTTGCGTCCGCGTTCAGCACGGTGTCAAAGTTGATGAAATCAGGCCAGATAAGCATCCCTTCCCGCTGGCTGAAGTTGTCGCGATAGGCAATGACGTCCTCCACCGTTTTACAGCCGTACGCCGCCAGATAGGCGAAGCCGCGCAGACTCTGCGCGACGGACAACAACTCCGTTGCCACCGCCTTTGTGTCGTGACCGGGTACGCCAAGGATGCGGGGTTTCACCCCCAGCTGCGCCTGCGCGGCCAGCAGCGCTTTCATGCCGGTGCGTTTACCTTCGGCGGTGACGCCGCCGATGATGTTGGACGTGGTTTCTGCTTCACTTTCACCCTGCGCCACGCGCACAACGACGGTGACCGGTTTTGCCTGGTCAGCAATCGCATCCAGCGCGCGCGCAAGCGTGCCGGACTCGCCTGCTTTGCCGCTGGCGGTCAGTACATCGGTAAGTAAAACGGGTTTATTCAGCGGAAAGGTGGCCGTGTCGGCATCGTCTGCGGTACAGACCATGCCGACGACAGCGGTGCTTACCGTTGAAATGGAGCGGGTGCCTTCGTTAATTTCGGTAACGCGCACGCCGTGGTGATAATCCTGCGCCATGTAGCAAATCTCCTGTTAAGGGGTTTTGCTATGGTGAAATGAGACGGCTTCCGGTGCACCCGGCAGACATTGTGCAGGGAATGGCACAAGGCAACCCGGCAATCAGGCCTGGCTGCCGTGTCGTATGAATGATTATTTCACGTGTGATGTGTCGATTTTTTCAAGTGCCGGTTCGCCAGCCTCATTGACGGCCAGCGCCATTCCATCAGGCAGATAATCATATGTAAAAAACCAGTGATCGTCGGGCAGTCCGGTCGCCTGCGACGTGTCATGCAGGCCGGGGATAACTTCTGTCAGGGTTACCGGATTAAACAGGCGCATAGCTGGCACTCCATAGAAAACCATTCGCAGGCACCACCCCATTGGTAGAACGCTGACGGATTGAAAATCCTGTCCGCGAGATGGACGAGGCAATGAGGATGGTCTGGTGAATGTTAGACGTGTTACCCGGATCACTTGAAATCATGTCAGTGATCTGGATTGTTGGAGATTTGCTGCCGGGCAGCTGGATCGGGTACGTGATGGTTAACACTCCGGACACCGGCGCACCGCTGGAACCGGACATAATAATGGTGCCGTCGTTCCAGATTTCAAACGTGCCGTTCACATTCCTGCCACGGTTAATCACATACTTCGCATCACCCAGTCCGATATTGGCGATAAACGCTGATACGTCGGCAATATCCGCGCCATTTTTGGCAATGTCCATTTTTCCGGCCAGCCTGTTGAGCATCGTTGCAGAGAAGGCCGGATCGTTGTCCAGCGCCTCAGCAATTTCTTTCAGCGTGTCCAGTGTCGCCGGTGCACTCCCGGCGAGTGCCGCAAGGGCTGCACTCACAAATGCCGTGGTGGCGAGCTGCGTTGAGCTGTTACCGGCAGCAGGCGTTGGCGCCTCTGGCGTGCCGGTGAATGTCGGGCTGGCCTTCGGCGCATACTGCGTGTGCGGATCTGCGGCTTTCAGATGCGCCGCCATCAGGCTGTCAGCATATGTCTTCACCTCGATCACTTTTTCATCCACATACTGGCGCGTTGCCAGTACCACGGACGGGTCTACTTTCAGCGTGACAGCGTCGGTGCTGCTGACAATAATCAGCATTCGCAGACGCTGTGTGCGTCCGCTGCCTTCCTGCAGCTGCGGCTTATAGGTTTCAGCGGTATTGCACACGGCAATCAGCGTGCCGTCCGCATCGAAAAGGCCCATTTCCCTGATCCAGAATCCACCTTCTGTTTCAGGGATAACCTGCTCAGCAATAATCTGGCTGTTGTTGGCCGCATCAACGGTGAGCGAGTTAAGCGCCGCGCGCCTGACCTCGTTAACCAGTTTCGTCTGTGCGGCGTTTGGCGTCGGCAGCGTGCCGCCACCGTCGCCAACGGCCATGTGCGTGATGTCCAGTCTTATGCCGAGTGAGACGGCATTGGCAATTTTTGCCGCGCCGAGATTCGTCACGATTGCATAAAATTTTTGTGTCATGGTCCCACTTCCAGCAGATCGAGTATGTGAACCGCCGCGCCCGCGTAAGACTGGCCGCTGACGGAGATAACATCAGGTGTGTACGGGTAAACGGTGAGATCGTCACCGTCATAACTGGCGGCGCCGGTAAAAAACTGGCCACTGCTCTGCAGGTTGATGGACATTCCCAGCATATGGCGGCTGCACGGGCGCGCGTCGCTTATCAGGCGTTCCAGCTCCTGATAAGTTTCTTCCGTGATGCCCTGGTCCTGTACGCCAATATCCAGCCGGAACGTACCCGGCGCCTCGCCGGTCTGCCACCACTCAAGGATGCGGATCATAAAGCCGAACGGCTCCACCACGCGGCGGATGGCGCTGGTCGTGCCTTTGTGCTGATGGATATAAAACGCGTCCTGTACGACGCGCCGCTTGACGCTTTCAGCCCAACTTTCATCCCAGCGGTCAACCGAGAAGGCCCAGGCGAGATACGGCAGAAAGGATACCGGACACGCTGCCGGACTCCACAGCGCACGCAGCGGCACATCCAGCCCGGACAGGTCACTGCATGCGGCTGCCAGCCTGCGCTCGAGCGCTGACGAACCCGGCGGTAAAAGGCGATCCGTCTCACTCATACGATCACCCCGACATCATCCGCCACCGTTACCTGCGTGCCGGTGCAGTGGCCCGCCTGCGTGCGGTCCATGATGATGTCGCTGGCCGGTTCAATGATTTCCACCCAGTCCACCCCGGCCACACGCAGCACGGCGCCGTAAGAATCCTGACGAATGCTGCGGCCCAGCCGGTTTTGCTCCGTGAGGTAAGCCGCCAGCGCGTCATTTGCTGCCGCCAGACACGGACCGGCCATCACGCCGTCAAAGAGGTGCAGCCTGGCTTCCACGCGATACGGGAAAATCGTCGCCCCCTGCACTGTCACGCGGTCAGCGACGGGGCGCACGCTTTCATCGTTCAGCGCCTTGTCCACTACGGCCAGCAGATCAGCCGGTGGCGTACCGTCGTTCTCCCGGCCAAGCACAGTGATCAGCACTTCCGCCGGAGCGGGGCTGGTCGCGGACACATCAGAAACGCGCCCGTCCGCACTTTTGGCGCGGAACTCATAGGCCGCCTTTGGCCCGGCCATGCTCAGCCCTTCAAATGCATCCGGCACCCGCAGACGCAGGGCGTCGTCCGTTTCCATCACCGCGTCAACCGGCGGAACGGCTTCGGTGTCAGCAGGCGTCACCACCAGGCGACTCAGGTTGTAATTGGCGGCGAGCTGGTCCAGATCGCTGCCGAGTGCATAGGCCACCATCACCGCCTGCGCGGCCTCATTGATGCGCTGGCGCAGCAGGATTTCACGGTACGTACTCTCCTGCAACAGCTTGACGACCGGCTCCGACTCCAGCGCGAGCGTGCGCCTCACCGCGTCCTGCTGGTCTGCCGGATAAAGCGCAATAAACGCTGTTTTGCGTTCCGTCAGTAAAGATTCAAAATCCGGCACCTCCACCACTTCCGGCGCCGGCAGCTGTGAGAGATCAATTACCGCCACTGTTTCCTCCCGTTGAGACGTTCATGGCAAGCGGCGAGCCGTCCGCACGCTGGCCGGACAGGTCCACCTGCAGCGACCCGTCATAGTTCCGCTTTATCTGAATGGCACTCAGCTTAATGCGCGGTTCCCAGCGGCTCAGCGCAGAGTAGATAGCGGCCATCAGTTGCAGATTCAGCGCGTCGTTCTGCGGCTGGTCCGTCAGTGCAAACAGCAAAGAGCCATATTCCCGGCGCGCAAGGCGGCTTCCCTGTGGGGTTAGCAGAATGTCGCGCACGGACTGCCGAATATGATCGGTGTCCGTCAACGCCTGGCCGGTCTGCTGATTCATGCCGAGATACATCACTGCGGGCCTCCTGACACATCGACACCGAATTTCACGCCGCCATGTTTGTGCGCGTCCAGCACAACACCGTTTGAACTCAGTGTGCCGCCGGTCTGGGTTACACTGCCCTTAATGGTCACCGCCGCATTGATGTCGGCCTGCTCGGCGTTGAGCACAAACCGCTGCGTGTTGAGCGTCATGTTTTCCGCACCTTCAATCACGATGTTTTGCACGCCCTTAATCAGCCATAGCTGGCGGGCGGGGTCATATTCAAACCAGCCACCGTCCGGGTATGCGGTGACGCTGCCGTCTTCCGAGTCGGAAGGCGGCGGGAATGTGTCGGAGTAAATCGCGGGCAGCGCAAAGGCAGTTTCGAGGTTGCCGCCGAGGCTCAGCAGCACAACCTGCTCACCCACGGTTGGTTTCCACCATATGCGCGAACTGCCGGCACGCAGCGTCAGCCAGTTGATCCAGTTGGTTTCAAGGTCGCCCGTTTTCACCCGGCACAGCCAGTTAACCTTATCCACTTCCGAGACGGTGCCGGTGCGGATAAGGTTGGTGATAAGGCGCATGATTTCGGTAAGGTTTATATTCATATAAACTAATATGAATATAAATTTTCTTGGCAGGAATACAATCTGGTTGTGCCACTGATGGCACAACCAGATTTTGTACTTATGAATCAGTAAAAAATGTCGAAATCTCAGAAATCCATGGAGGCATAGGAGTTGTAGAAAAGTCCTCTTCCATTAGATAAGCCTTTGCAAAGGCATACTTCATGCCATCTGAATTAAAAAAGTTATCAAGAAGCTGATTATCTTTAGGAGTTAAATTTAAGGCAAAATACGATGATTCATTTCCATTAGATGACTTCCCCTGTACTAATCCCTGAAGATAAGGATGATCAGGGATAAAACCGTTTAATGCTTTCAAAAATGAATTTCCGTTTAAACAGTGCTCTATTTCCGTAGCAGGAGAAACTTTTATAGATTCCATATCTACTAGTTGGGTTTCATTCAGTGAAGAATGATTTATGAGTCTCTTACAGTAAATTACATTGGATTTTATCGTTTCATAACTAACCAATTCGGCATCTGTATCTGACAAAAGAAAAACCTTCCCCTTCATATCCCTTTTAATATCCTCATGAGAAGCTTCGAGATACTTGTATATTTTTTTAACTTCAACAGCACCGCCTACCGGTATTATTCTCAGTCTATGCATCCTTACTAACTCGCTTAAATAATAGGATAAATATTTCTTTTCAGTGGTTCCTTCGCAAATTAACCAATTGTAATGAGGATCAGAAATGGTGCTTGATATGATAGATTGTATAAGATCGTTTATACTTTTTAGCCTAATATCATAAGGCAGTTTAATATTAGCCCCTTTAACTTTCTGCTTTATCTCCTCCCTGTAACTTTCAAGGTCGAGAAGTTCAAAATGATGTTCGCCACTTTCTTTTTCAATAATTGACGTTGTGCAACCACTTTCTATGGTAGGCAAATAACCATACCAATGAGATGTGAAGATTAATTGTTTACAGTTTTTACTGATTTTGTATAATTTCTCGAATTGCTCAAAACAAGCTGACATATGTAATGAACTTTCAGGCTCATCAAGAGCAATAATTAAATCCTTTCCATTTTGATTATGGTTAGTTAAAAATCCGTAGGCAATATCTATTATTGCCCTTTGCTTCTCACCAGAACTTAAAGCAGATATTTCAATCCAAGTTGATGATTTCTTCTTATTTATTTTCCTGACTTTGAAAAATGCCTCTATGATTAAATTGTATACATCTCTTCTTTTTAGTCTGAATTGCTTCCCTCCGCTCATCCTATAGCTATAATCTACTAGTTCGGTTTCTATTTCACTTATGAAGCTAGTTAGGTCATTATTAATTCTATCAATGGTTTCATCCTTTATTTTATCTTTTATTATCTCCTCTAGACTTTCCCCCATTAACTTTTGTATTTCAGTGGTCTCTAATTTAGTAAAGGACTCTGGATCTATATCTTTTGGTATATAGATATATTGATGCTTGTTCTTTAAGAGCACATTTAACTCACCATACCTCTGATTAATTTCCTTTTCTGATACCTTACTGTCTTCATCCATTTCACAACAAATCAATTCAGCAAGAAGCTTACTGTTTAAAATGGATAAATGTAAAGCACCTTCCTTATTAACCCCAATAGGGATTAAATAATAATCATCAAGATCTAAATTTCTTCTTATTTTTTTTATATGAGCTGAAAAGCTGGCATAAAGATACCGGGTTGTAGGAGTAATAGTAATGCCAGCAGATTTATCATTAAAATTCAGCACAAGATCATTTAGCTCTTGAGCTTTATTGCTAAGTTCATCTGGGATATCGTCTCGCTTAATCAGGTACAAAGGGACGATATGTGGCAAAGAAGTTGAATGAGAAGCTTTTCTAAACCCAGCATTTACATTCCAAGTCTTATTGTTTAATAAGCAGTCCAGTGCTTCTAAAACGGAACTTTTTCCAATTCCATTATTACCTATAATTCCGCAAAAATTATCACCACTACTTAATGGGATGTAGTTAGTTCCACTATAAATTTTAAAATATCTTAAAAATAGTCCAACAATCATTTTTTATCTCCAAGAGTAGTATAACAACTGTGATACTACTTATAAAAAAATAATTCATCACTAAAATTTAATTGATAAGGATAAATTAAGATTAAGTGGTCGTAAAAAATTAAATTAACAGATAGAAATACTATTTTGAAATTTTATTTTAGCATTTAAATCCGCATAGTGAAAATTTACATCTCTAATTTTAATGCAAATGGTTTTTATAATATTAAAAAACTTCTTATGCGTAATTTTTAAAAGGTTAAAATAAACAATGACTTAAAATACGTTATCGTATTAATCTTATAAAAAAGTAATTATTTAGGAGGGTTTTGTGATGTTAGTCACAAATGGCTTTATACGGGGATTTTTTTTAAAAAATTGTTAGTGCTCATTAAATTTACATGTTTAATATCAAATGATGATAAATAATTTCAATTGATTTTTGAGCGAATCCTAATAGCGGGCGCTTAGCATATCTTACTTTTTTACCCTTCCGATTCACTTTGTCTCTAAGTCCATAGTGATGTACACGTGCGACACGCTGAACACTCGTATCGAATGCAACTATGGCGCTGTTAGCACTGGCCGTAGCCTTCAGATATTTTGCCGTTTTCAGCTTCATAAACATCCTGCGCTTTATCCGCCCTTTTTTTGTGCGGGCCGTCACCCGGCGCGGCTCCCAGGCAGTGCCGTCCGGGCTGCGCTGTGCGGTGATGTTCTGCTGCTGAATACAGCGCACGTCCCGCGCCAAGTTACGCAACATCTGTTTCCGCTGCGCCGGTTCCAGTTTCGCCAGCAGCGCCGCCAGCCAGGCGTCCACCTCATGCAGTTCACTCATGTGATGACGTCCAGTTTTCTTCCGGCGCATCCGGTTCCGGCACGGCTTCCACCTGCATACTGCCGTTAACCTCGCGCGCGATCACCCGTTCCGTCAGCGTGAGGTTCAGGCTCAAATCGCAGGCACCGTTGCCGAGAATATCCACTTCGAACGTAAACAGCTTTTCCCGCTCACCGGCATTGTGCAGCATGTCCGGCTGGTTATCCCGCAGCCAGAACAGGATCGGCGCCATCAGCAGATTCTGGTCACCGGTGAAATCGGTCACCACCACGTTAAGCGTGTAGCGGTATTCCCATGAGATGGACGCGGCGCCGGTGGCAACCAGTGAGCCGTTATCCACGAACAGGTGCAGCCGGTCCGGGTTTTCCCGGACGTAGGCCACGGATTTATTCAGCGCGTTGCGTAAGGATTGCGGCTTGTTCATTGTCTTTTTCCTGACAGGTCACGATTGTGTCCACCTTGTCCGCACAGCTGGCCCAGGCGGCCTCTGTTTCATCCAGCACGCGAAGCAGGTCGCCGTTACTTTGCGGTGCGGACGGCGGCAGGTGACAACGGGTTATCCGTGGACAGCCAGTCACGGTAAGAGTGACCTCCGGTGATGGCCGGTCTGCTGCGCAGCCGGAAAGCAGTATCAGGCAGAGCGGCAGCAGCCCAGCGGCGGAAGTCTTCATTTTCACGTGTCAGTTCCTCGATCCGGCGCTGGCGCTTTTGCAGCAGTCCGGCGGTGTTTTCGGCAGCGGCATAGAGCCGCATCTGTTCCCGGCTGTTGGTTTGCGTAAGGATGTTCAGGGCCATCAGCTGGCTGTTTTTCCGTGCCAGCTGCGCCTCACGGCTTTTCAGTGCGGCCTTCTGCGTGTCGATTTGCTCCTTAGCGTTACCGAGTCGCCACGACTGCAGGCCCAGCGCGGCCAGCAGCAGTGCCACCATCACCAGCGTGCGCATCATGACGCGGCGCCTTTCAGACACCATGCCAGCTCACGCGCACGCCGGTTTTCCAGCCCCTGACTGACCACGCCGTTAACGTACACCCAGCGCGGCAGCTGCCGGCACGCCTCACGCCAGCGCTTTTCTTTCAGCAGCCTGACCAGCGTTGAGCCGCAGGCGTTGCCGGTGCCGACGTTGAACGCGAACGACACCAGCGCGTCGTATACCGGTTGCGGCATGGTCACCGGCACGCAGCGCGCCAGCGCCGCCTCGATCCTGAGTACGTTACTGATAAAGCCCTGTGCCGCCTGCCGTTCCGTGATGGTTTTCCCCGGCACCACGCCGCGCGTATTGCCGATCCCGTCCGTCCAGACGCCGGCGCTGCACTGGTAAGGTTGCAGGCGACACCCTTCGTAATCGGCAATCAGCGCCAGTCCCTCAACCGACGTCTGCAGCTGCTGAAAGCCCGGCAGCAGCGCCACTATTACCAGCACCGCACCGACGGCACAGCGCTTAACGGTTTGCAGACTCATATTCACTCCGGCTGATTTTTCCGCTGACCAGCAGTTGGAAAGTTTTGCGCCGGTAATACCAGCTCACCAGAAACATTCCCACGCCAAGCACCATGCCCAGCAGCGTGGCAACCTCCTGTAAATCCCATTGCCCCAGCCAGCCCATTACTACCGCCATGCTGTAGGCGATAAAGGCGCTGATACGTTCGGTTGTCATGATTCAGTCCCAAAGCTGAACGGTCTGGACGGTGGCCGCCGGCGCGATGTCCGGCAGCTCAATTTCCAGCCCGTGAGGTAAGACGGGACCGTAAACGGCCAGCCCCGGATTGGCCTGCAGAATCTGCTCCGTCAGTCCCTGCGTTCGCCCGTAATGACGCCAGCAAATCGCGTCCACCGTGTCATGCTGCTGCGCACGCACTTTCATCAGATAAGCTCCACAATGCTGTGTGGTGCATCCCGCACCCGACTGATGGCCCAGCGGGCATCCCGCCATAAATCCCCGGTGGTATCGTTCAGCGCCTCGCCACGCTTCACGCCTGACGCCGTGGCGTCAAAATCCTGATAGCGTTCGTTCAGCACCGCCCGCGTCCAGCACATCACCGCGTTACGGTAGTGGTGTACCCGTTGGCTGTGTCCGGCCAGCTTTTCCGCCGGCACGTCGGCCAGCAGGGCATAGCCCAGCCGCTGCTGATGCTCCCGGAAGCCGTAAAGCTCTGCGTTCACCTCCGCGATGGCGGTCAGTACCACCTGACGCAGGCGGGCGGCGGTCACGGTGCCGTCCAGACGCATTGACTCGCGAAAGTCGGCCAGGCCGATGTCCGGCCAGAAAAAGGTGTTTTCGATAATGTCCGGCGTGTCCGGTGCCTGCTCCGGCGCAACGAATTTCATTGCTGCATTCTCCTGATTAGTCGGGCGGTGGACGGGGGTCAGGTCAGGCTCTGCCTGTCTTCACCCCGTGCCGCCCCGCGCGTTGGCACGTCCGGTTTTCAGCTGGCCTTGCGGATTTTCCGCTCCAACTGCTCAATGTCTTTTTTCACACCGCAGCGCTCGTCAAGCTGCATGGCTTGCTGCAGATGGTTCATCGCAGAAACAGGCTGGCCATCACGCAGTACCAGCCCGATGGATTTGTGCAGGCGCGCGCGTGACTGGTCCGGCATATCCATATCGCCGATCACATCCAGCGTCTGCAGCAGCAGCGCGGCATCAAACGGTACGCCAGCCAGCAAAGCCGCTTTCGCCGCGTCGGCCATTTCCTCGGTGAGCAGCGTCTGCACGTTCCGGTTAAAGCCCGGCGGCATCACCCAGCCGTGGCGCAGGGCATGGCGACCAATCTCCAGCGCACCGGCATAATCACCGGCATCGATCCGCCAGAGCATCACGTACATCAGCACGTCATCCTGCTGTGCGCCATCGGCGGCCAGCACGCCCTCCACCCAGGCGGTATACTTCGGCAGCACTTCAACCTTGATTTCTGCTTTTTTGACCGTGGACTGGATGCCTTTCAGGCGGCGCCGGTCTTCACCCAGCTGCATCAGCATCAGGTCATAGCCGCTGGCATGGCGAACACTGCCGCCCGGACGGGCGGCCTGTTCTGCCTGAATGCGCTGGCGGTGTCGCCGTGCGGGACTCAGGCTCATGCGTTACGCTCCTGTATTTTCGGCGGGGGCGCTGAAATCACCGATTTCGATGTTTTCAATCAGCGCGGCGCAGCGGTAATCCTCAACCACATACGCCTCGTTGACTGATTCAAAGTTTTCGATGCGATCGCGCTTCGGATTGTCGATAACGGAACGGCGGCGGGTTTCTTCCTGCCAGTAGATGGAAAGGTTATCCAGGCGGGTAATCATCACCGCATTCGCCGGGAAGTATGGCGCACGCACCGCCTGAAGCCCGCCCATGCGCTTCTGGCTGATAATGAGATCGGCGGCCAGCTTTTCAGTGTTTGCCTGCTCAGCATTCACCAGCGGGAAATACTTGTCGGACAGCAGCTCACGGCCACAAACCACAACCAGCTCGTCATCGTCCTGGAAAATCGGATCGATCAGTTCGTTCACGGCATCCATCACCAGCGCGTCGAGGTTGGTGTAATCACCACCTTTGCCGACTTTTACCGCGCCTTTAGTGGTTACGCCGTCTTTGGTGCTGCTGCCCATAACGTTATCCGGCGCGTCTTCACGGATTTTTTGCAGCCAGCCTTTGTTGACATCCTGCAGCAGCGGGTTCGCAGTGCGATCTGACGTCTTAGCGCGATGCTCACCGTTAAATCCGATCATGATGCGGTCCAGTGCTTGGCGTTTCACGATGGCATCACGGATGCGCACCTGAAAATCCTGAAACTTGGCCCACATATCCAGCTTGGCGTAGGTCAGCGCGGTATCAAAGTTAGTCTGCTCACACTTATATTCCGCGCCCGCCATTAGCGTCGGATCGGTGGGCACGCGCTCTTTATTCGTGGTGTCCGTGGTGCCGGCAATAGAGCCGCCGACGCCAAGGCCCAGCGTCTGGCCGGACTGTTCAGCCACGCCCATCACGTTAACTTTCGTCAGAAACGCGGCGGACTCCTGAATGCGGTCTTCCAGCGTCTGCGCCACAGACGGTTCCACGCTGAACTTGCTGGACAGGTCAGTTACATCAATACCGTTGAGGCGGGCCAGCTGCGTCAGGTAGGCGTTAAAGGCAAAGCGGGTTTTCTGTTTCATTACGATTGTTGCTCCATCAGCAATTGGTCAGGGTGCCAGCCGGTGCGTCACCACCCGGTGCCCGCTGGCGATAGTCTTTGCGGCTGTCTTCGCGGCTTAGCTGCGTTTTCAGATCGTCAAACGCCGCACGGAAATCCTGCAGCTCACTTTCCAGCGTGCCGGTGCGTTCAGCCTGCGCACTCAGGGCGGCATCGGTGCGCGTGCCGTAGTCCTGCTGCTCCGTGGCAATCAGCTCCACCGCCTGATGCACGTCAGAAAAGCGGGCATCATCGGACTGCTGCTTTTTGCTGAACATTGCCGTTACGCGGGTAAACAGGGACGGTTTCTCTTCCGCCACCTCTTCCAGCTCGATCACGGTTTCCTCTGCGACAGAAAAGAGGTTTGCGGCGTCTTTCTTACGGTTTGCCAGCGGGTTGTGTGCGGCACTGGCGCTGAACACCAGCATTTCAGTACCGAGACTGGCCGGATCGTCCGTGGCCGCCAGCCCCACCAGATAGGCTTTGCCGGTGTCGGCGAATTTCGGACTCACTTCCATTGAGGTGAATAACTTCTGCCACTTCTTCGTCAGCGCCACTAAATCAGGCGTAGGTTCAATTTCGGCGTAGAGCGCCATCTTGCCCGCCAGCGCTCCCTCGGTAATTTCCTCTGCAGCCAGTGCCGTCACCCGGCCATAGCGGCGGAATTCCCCGTCAGACGAATAAGATTTAAGGTGTTCCAGATTAATCAGCGCCGTGTACACCGTCGGGGAGTACGCCGCCGCCATTTCGACCAGCCATTCACGCTGGATTTCGCGTCCGTCCGTGGTGGCACCTTCCACCCCGATGCGAAAACGCTTTGCTTTCACTGCCACTGCCATAGGTCAGGCTCCGTTTAAATAACTCTGTGAGGCCCTATGTTTGCGGCGGCAGGGGTATCGAAACAATGCGCTGGCATTGTGTCTGTAACCACACAATGCGGGGCGGCAGAAAAGCCCGCCGGGTGACCGTATTTTGAGGCCATGAATATGACACCCGCCCCCGACGACCTCGATCCCCGCAGGCAGGCTTTACTGCTGTACTTTCAGGGATACCGCATCGCCCGCATTGCTGAAATGCTGGGAGAGAAACCCGCAACCGTTCACAGCTGGAAGAAGCGCGACAAGTGGGGTGATTACGGCCCGCTGGACCAGATGCAGCTCACCACTGCCGCGCGCTACTGTCAGTTGATCATGAAGGAGACAAAGGAAGGGAGAGACTTCAAGGAAATCGACCTGCTGGCGCGCCAGTCCGAGCGTCACGCCCGCATCGGCAAATTCAGCAACGGCGGCAATGAGGCCGATTTGAATCCGAAGGTGGCGAACCGCAACAGCGGACCGCGCAAGCCGCCGGAAAAAAACGTGTTTTCAGACGAGCAGATCGAAAAGCTGCAGGAGATTTTCCACAGCACAATGTTCGGCTACCAGCGCCAGTGGTGGGAAGCGGGCAATAAACACCGCATCAGAAATCTGCTCAAATCCCGCCAGATCGGCGCAACGTTCTTTTTTGCCCGAGAGGCGCTGATGGATGCACTGACCACCGGGCGCAATCAGATTTTCCTGTCGGCCAGTAAGGCGCAGGCGCACGTCTTCAAACAGTACATCATTGAGTTTGCCCGTGAGGCGGATGTGGATCTGAAAGGCGATCCGATGACGCTTAGCAACGGCGCGTGCCTCTATTTTCTCGGAACCAATGCCCGAACCGCACAGAGTTATCACGGCAACCTCTACCTTGATGAATATTTCTGGATACCGAAATTTCAGGAGCTGCGCAAGGTGGCGTCCGGTATGGCGCTGCACAAGAAATGGCGGCAGACCTACTTTTCCACCCCCTCCAGCCTGACCCACAGCGCCTATCCGTTCTGGTCCGGCGCGCTCTTTAACCGGGGCCGCGCTAAAACGGATCGTGTGGACATCGATCTGACCCACGGCAGTCTGGCACCCGGCCGCTTCTGCGATGACGGCCAGTTCCGCCAGATTGTCACGGTGGAAGATGCGGTACGCGGCGGCTGTAACCTGTTCGACCTCGATCAGCTGCGCCTGGAGTACAGCCCGCCGGAATACCAGAACCTGTTGATGTGCGAATTCGTTGACGACCTCGCGTCCGTGTTCCCGCTGGCCGATCTGCAGGCGTGCATGGTGGACAGTTGGGAAGTGTGGCAGGACTTTGAGGCGCTGGCGCTGCGCCCGTTCGGATGGCGTGAAGTCTGGATCGGTTATGACCCGGCGAAAGGCACGCAGAACGGCGACAGCGCCGGGTGCGTGGTGATTGCGCCGCCCGCCGTACCGGGTGGCAAGTTCCGCATTCTGGAGCGCCACCAGTGGCGCGGGATGGATTTCCGGGCGCAGGCGGACTCCATTAAGCAGCTCACGCAGCAGTATAACGTGACCTATATCGGCATCGACTCCACCGGCGTTGGCCACGGCGTCTATGAGAACGTGAAAACCTTTTTCCCGGCCGTCACCGAGTTTGTCTATAACCCCAACGTCAAAAATGCCCTGGTGCTGAAAGCCTACGACATCATCAGCCACCGGCGGATTGAGTTTGACGCCGGGCACACCGACATTGCGCAGTCCTTTATGGCGATCCGCCGCTCCACCACGGCCAGCGGCAACCGTCCGACCTATGAAGCCAGCCGCAGCGAAGAAGCGAGCCACGCGGATTTAGCCTGGGCAACCATGCACGCGCTCGCACACGAACCGCTGCAGGGCGAAGCGGCACACACCGGCAATATTATGGAGATTTTCTGATGAGTAAACGTAAGAACCGCACCCGCACACAGCCGGGCAGCCAGCCAGCACAGATGGCCCGCAGCGGACCGGCAGCGGAAGCATTCAGCTTCGGTGACCCGGTGCCGGTGCTGGATCGCCGCGAACTGCTGGACTATGTGGAATGCGTGGTTATGGATCGGTGGTATGAGCCGCCGGTGAGCTTCGACGGGCTGGCGCGCACGTTCCGCGCCGCCGTGCATCACAGCTCGCCGATTGCAGTGAAGCGCAACATTCTCACCAGCACATTTATCCCGCACCCATTGTTAAGCCAGCAGGCATTCAGCCGTTTTGTGCAGGATTATCTGGTGTTCGGGAATGCCTATCTGGAAAAGCGCACCAACCGCCTGGGAAATGCCATCGCGCTTGAGCCATCGCTGGCGAAATTCACACGGCGCGGCACGGATCTGGATACCTACTGGTTTGTGCAGTACGGCCTGACCGCCAAGCCGTACCAGTTCACGGAAGGCAGTATCTTTCACCTGATGGAGCCGGATTTAAATCAGGAGATTTACGGCCTGCCGGAATACCTGTCTGCCATCCCGTCGGCACTGCTGAACGAGTCGGCCACGCTGTTCCGCCGGAAGTATTACATCAATGGCAGTCATGCCGGTTTTATTATGTACATGACCGACGCGGCGCAGAGTCAAGAGGATGTAAACAACATCCGCAGCGCGATGAAAAGCGCGAAGGGGCCGGGCAACTTCCGTAATCTGTTTATGTACTCACCGAACGGCAAGAAAGACGGGATTCAGATCATCCCGCTGTCAGAGGTGGCGGCCAAGGATGAATTTCTGAACATTAAAAATGTGTCACGAGACGATATGATGGCCGCGCACCGGGTGCCACCGCAGATGATGGGGATTATTCCGAATAACACAGGTGGGTTTGGCGATGTTGAAAAGGCCAGCCGCGTCTTTGTGCGGAATGAACTAATGCCATTACAGAAACGGCTTCAAGAGCTAAATAACTGGTTGGGCGAGAATATAATTAATTTTGAAAACTATCATTTAGCAAGCGAATAAGGGTAAGCCGCCTTATTGGGCGGCATCTTTTTCATCAATATCGAGATTCTTTGCTTCTGAAATTGACGGAGTGGTCTTTTTAATATCACGTTCAAAGTTATCATTTTCAGAATTACTTCTTTTTAGTCCTGCTCGCTGTAATGCTACATCAATACTTTTATCACTTTTTGCCACAAAATCCCTAAATTTTACTGAATTTAATATCTCCATTAAGGGGGATGAGTGAGTATTTTCCTCAACAAATCGTAATGGTGGTTCTTCTAACCGCGTTAATGCATTACCAAAAAGCCTCTGCGCAAAAGAATCATCCATAGTCACGGCTTCCTTACGGTATCCTTCGTATGCCTTCGATACAGAAGCTTTAAATTCATAGTCTTCAGCAAGACGGAATCTTTGACCAATTTGTTTGGTTGCAAGCCACGCAAACCATAATGGTGCTCCGACGCTTAATAATGCAAGAAATAATTGAACTAGTAATTTAATAGGGGATTCGTTATCGCTTAATAAATACTCCTCCAAAACCTTAAGTCGAAAATAACCTACACCGGCTCCCATGACTAATGCCCCCATTAACCCACCAACCCACCACCTTATGCTTGCATTCAGTTTTTGCGCCTTATCCTGAAAAGCCCCAGCAAGCCCTTTTGTAGTAGTGGTTCTAAAAGCGATTTCGCAACTTTCAATATAAGTTTGAGCTTGATCTTGGTAGGACTGCATATAATCATGTATTTGCTCATGCATTTTCTCAGCCAAATCATAAATATCAGTATGTTTTTTAACTAACTCATCATAATAACTTTCTGATTGGTTCTTATACTCTTCAATCGTCTTGGAATTTAAAGTGGCTTCAGCTTGGAGGTTTTCTAACTCTTCATTCGTTTTGCGAAGGGCTTTGACAGTAGTCGGTAAGCCTTCCGCTGCGTCATAAGCTTCTAAAATTGTTTTAATTTTATTTTCAATGTTACCAGCTTTATCCTTTATCTCTTCTAAGTTATCTTCATATAAAGAAAGCCTGTTAATAACTGCTTTGGGTAATAAGCTTCTATCCTTTAGTGTTTCGAACGAAAATAATTCATTAATTGAGTTGCTAACATAAAACATTGTTAGCAAAAAATTATGTATAGATTGGGATGCAATATTTACATTGGCATTGGTTAAGTTTGGTATGTTTATTTTACAATTCTCTAAGGCTGATAGTATAGAGTCTATAGTGACAATATCATCAGAGGAGGGGATAAACTTTTTAAAACGTGAGGCTTTAGTTTTTAAATCATACATCAGTAAAGCAAGGTCATGAGTGTGTATAGCGGGTAATAATGTCGAGTTCCAAGCTACAAGATCTGCATGAGGAAATTGAAGTTCTTCTACGGATGTATGTATTTGCTCAAGTTTGTCTTTTAGTTCTGCAATCTTTTCGTGCATTAGGAGTACTCCTTGGTAAGGATTCGAGGGTGAGAACTTTCCTAAATTTTAAATGAAAATGAGGCAGAAAGCATCCTCAAACATTGTAGCGCGCGCTCGTACCCCCGCCACGCCTGCGCGCTTAAAGGAGTGGTTTTCATGCGACTGCATGACATAAGCAAAAGCCCGCCAGTACTGGCAGGCTGAGGCATAAATGATCCTTCCGGGATCATGCGAACTCATGCGGCATAGCCATGCACCAATTGCATTTGGCAACGGAGTGAGATTTACGCATCATCAATCCTTCATGTTGGCGTTTTTTACTACTGAGAAGAACTCACTGAGCGGCTATATTCATAATTTTTCACCTTTGCCACTAACTCATCGGTAAGTTCTGAAACCCACTGGATAGCTACGGACTTTTCATCATCACTACATTCGCTGGATGCAACAAGTTTCATAAATAAATCAATACGCTGGAGTTTAACAGACTCCATAAAGTAATCTTGCACGTCTTTCCCCCTATACTTAAGTACTGTATACAAATACAGTATATGAGGTAATTCTTAAAGTGAACAGTTTTTTCACTATCGAGCTAATTTTTTTGCGTTTTAATTCCCAAACGTTCTTGTTTATTCGCCTTTACCTTTTCAGCCAGCAGATTGAAACGGCTCAATATTTCCATCTTCCTGGATATTCCCTTACCCGAATTCAATGGCCGCACTAAGTCGCCGCAGGCCGTGCTACGAAATATTTTTCCGGCTATTTTCATTTGCTGTCCGCCTATAAGGCGCACAGCCAGCCCGCGGCTAATGGTTTCGCAGCACAAGTCTTTTACCTGGCTTATGACATTGTCGCACGCAACCTCGATTTTCTCTGATCGCCTTAATTCGAGATGCCGCTTTTCCGGCTGTTGTGCCCTGATGCGGCTCAGTAAACGCCGCCGTTCTTTGCGGCTCATTCCAGGCAGCTCTGTTTCCCCATAACTTTCCGGGGGGCCTGAATCCTCAGATCTCAAACCTCCCGTACAGTTATTGACAGAACTCCGAGAGGACGCCGGCGCGTCCTTAAGGTCAAAACCAAAATCAACGGCCCGTTTCGGGACAATCTTCCACTGTGCGAGGCGGGTTAAAATCGGCGTATCTGCGCCAATCTCCGTTGCGTAAACGCCTTTAATACGGAAGGTTTCCTCGCCGTATTCGTTCAGATCATTTCCCGGCTGATACCATGTGCGCACGGCCAGATCGTCACGACGGACGAACGGGCCACCCTGCGCGTTAACGTAGGCGGCCCAGTCTCCGGCATCGGCGGCATCATGCGCAGCGGCAAATTCAACACTCAGGCCGTGCGCGGTTTCGCTGTCGTCCATGCGGCGCAGTTCGCGGTAAACCGTAACCGGCGCACCACCAACAAACTGAAACTGCCGGATATGCCACCGTGCAGCCCAGGCAGAAACGGCAGGTGCGGTTTCTTTCAGCTCTTTACCGCTTTCATCGTCCAGTTCACCATCCAGCGCGTACCCGTCTATGTTTTTGGAAATGTACTTAGCGACGTAACCAGTAGCGCTACCTTTTTCGGGATCGATAGCCTCCGCATGAAAGCGCGCCTTACGGGCTTTTTCCGTGGTCAGCTCTGCGGCGTCTTCCTGATAAGCATAATCGCGCAGGATGGCCCGCACCTGCTCTACGTTTTCCGGCAGCATAAACATCAGCATGTGCCAGTGTGGCGTGGCGTCGTGGTGAGGCTCAGCCACGCGAATACCAAAGATGCGAATATCTTCGCGGTGCAGTTTGGCGCGGATGCGCTGCCACATGCCACAGAGATAACGCTGTGTGTCAACCGGGCTGGCCCCGTTCCACTTGCGGTTGCGGTGGCCGGTTTTGATGGTGGCGTGATAGCGCGAGGGCGCGGTGAACGTGTAAAACTCGCCAACGTAGCCCAGTTCATTGCAGATATTCTCAAAGCCGCGAATACGCGTCATCAGCTCACAACGTCGGATCGCCGGATTAGCCACGCTGCCGTCGTATTTCTCAATCAGGCTGATGCGATTGCCGTCTTCGTCTTCCAGCTCCATGCCTTTCAGGAACTCGCGGGTGCGGCGCTTCTGCTCCCGCCATTCCATCACCGTCATTTTGCTGGCGTAAGGGGTATGCTTTTTACTCACGTTAGCCAGGGCAATCTGCAGGTGCTCGCGCCATGAAGCAGCGATTCGACGCAGGCGGCCTTTCCACCATTTTTCTGTCTGCATACGCATGATCGCCGGGGTGACTTCTTCCGGGTCGAACAGGCGGGATGTGACTTTTTCCCATAACGGCGGCGTCTGGCTGAATTCGCGGGTAATGGCTGCGGCGGTCATGTAGAGGCGGTGCGTGTAATGGTAATCAGATTCCTCCCCGGCCTGCGCGTGCGTCTGCACCAGTTCGGCCAGAATGAAGCTGGCTATGTCGCCAGCCAGCAAATCAATATCAGCCCGCGCCATATCAGCCAGGCGGTTAAATCGCTTCATCAGTTCCCACAGCGTGCCGCCGGCGCGTGCGGTTTCAGCATTCTGCGCCAGAATGGCAAATGTGGCGGTAGTCATTTCACCAAGGCGATATTGCGCATTTACACATTCAACACGCGGCAATGTGCGCTCAACAAAGGTCTTTGTTAAGTACGCACTGGCGCGGGCAATGCCCTGTGTTTTTTCAAGCTCACTGGTACGGCGCTTTACATCAATCTGGATCAGCTTCGGCTGTAGCTCCAGCAATTCCTGCGCGTGCGCTAAAGCCGCAATCATCTGACTGCGGCTGCGCATTTCCTCATAGGTAGGATAAGGGCTGGGGATGGCTTCCCGTGGTGCATTCCACGGGTAAGCATATTCGTTCAGCATCAGGCTACCTCTGACGCCAGACGATTTTCATTGAAGCGCAGCAACGCAACATCGAAGTATTGCCGATCCTTTTCGATGCCAATGAATTTGCGACCTGTTTCCTGACACGCTACGCCAGCGGTACCGCTACCCATTGTAAAGTCAAGAACGGTGTCGCCGGTGTTACTGTAGGTTTCAATGAGGTATCTCAGTAATGCGACGGGCTTCTGAGTAGGGTGATAACTTCTTTTTTGCTTATCGCTTGAGAAAAACTGTACGTCGCGTGGATAACGGGATGTTGAGTCATAAACGGTCAGTGTGGATGCCTCACCATAGCAATCTGAATTGACCGCTTTGCGCTTGCTGGTTTTGCGATCATGCCCGTGAGTAAACTGAGGGTTATAAGTTGGCTGGCGGCGGTAAAAAACCTCAATATTTTCATGCGACCTCAGCGGTTGCTTTTTCGCATTGAGAAAGCCGGTCGCATTGCCTTTTTCCCAAATCCACTCACTGCGCCAGTGCTTAAGATTGCTCGCCACAAGAACGCTGGTAAATGGCTGTGCAGAAAAAATAACGATCGCCGCATCAGGCCTGGCAACACGATAAAGCTCCTGCCACATGCGCTCAAGTTCAAGAACAGAATCCCATTTGCATCCGGTGGTGCCATAAGGCACATCAGCGCAAACCAGATCCACAGAACTGGCTTCTAACGTCGGAAGCACGTTAAAACAGTCGTCGTTAAACAAACTCAGCGTGCGTTTACTCATCATGATGCCTTTCTCGCTGATTCTGCCAGTGGGCGATAAACGGCGATGATTTCAGATGCCTGTTTACTCTTGCCGGCAGCAACGCCAACCGAACGGGCGGCGCTGACGCTGGTGATGTCGAATTCCCGGTAAATGCTGCGGGTGAAAAGGGTATCGCTGTTCGAAACGATGACCGGACAGTGCTCAGCCACGCCCAGCAACTCACAGGCCAGATTATGCTGCTCGTCTTTGCCAAAACCCGCACAGTGATAATCAGAAAAGGTGCCGTCATACGGTGGGTCGCAATAAACCACGTCTCCAGATTTGACCAGGCTCAGCGTTTCGCGAAAATCAGCACAGATAAAGGTGGCACGCAGGGCCTTTAGGGAAAACGCTTCGATTTCTTCCAGCGGAAAATAAGGCTCTGAATAATTACCGTACGGGATATTGAACCGGCCCCGGCGGTTATAACGGCAAAGGCCACGATAGCCGTGGCGATTCAGGTAAAGAAAATGCGCCGCACGCTCCAGTAAGGGCAGAGTGTGGTCATTATTGAATGCCTCACGGACGCGGTAATATCGCTCTTCTGTTTTATTCAGGTTAAACAGGCTGGCCGCCTGCACAATAAACGGGCGTGTATGCTCTTTGATTTGACGGTACATATTGATGAGGTCGGGATTAACGTCAGCCACCAGATAAGCCGTATAATCCACATTCATCATAACCGCGCAGGAACCGGCAAACGGTTCGACCAGTCGATCACCTGCGGGCAGGTGTGCCCGCAGCTCAGGCATCAGGCGCGACTTATTGCCCGCCCATTTAAGGATCGTATTCATACCGTACCACCTTTGTAATGGGTGCCTTTCAGCTCGTTAATTTCCTGACAGGTCACGCAGCGGGTGACGCCCTGAACGGCGCGGCGCCGTGCTGCAGGTATTTCTTCACCACAGGAAACGCAAAAGAATTCACCCGCCCCGGCGGGCTGGTGACGTGCATTTGCGAGGTTGCGCGCTAACTCTTCTTCAACGCGTTGCTGTACTAAATCCATTGAGTCAGCCATCAGTGCAGCTCCCGCGCCTTGTTCTCAAAGCGTTCCGCTTCCTGAACCAGCAGTTCGGTGATTTCCACAGCGGACAATTCTTTATTGCGGATGTGTATTACCAGCGCGGCAAGATGGAGTGATACGGACAGCGCATCATCGCTACGCTGTTCTTTTTTGGCTTTACGCAGCATTGCATTCAGCGCGTCTGCATCAGCTTCAAATTTACGGGTTTCGGTATTTCGCATATTAAAAACTCCTGATTTAAGGCAAAGGAATGCCCGGCGGGTTTACGCCTGATTAATTTTTGAGTTTTATTTACTCAGGTAGAAAACAGTCTGCGGCAGAGAACTGCCTCGGTAATATACGGCCCCAGCGAGCCATTTTATTCATTGCCAAAATAATTAACTCGCGGCGGTGCTCGTCGAAATATTCAAAGGGTTTTCCTATTTCCTCCATGCTGAACGTTTTTGGTTTTTCACGATTAGCCAGCGTTAATACACAAAATTTAAATTCATCATTCTGATGATTAAAATAACGCAGCGACGGATTAGCGTTATTATCACGCATCTGCCGCCAGCTTTTCCGAAACTCATCAAATGACATTGGCCTGACTGCTTCACCACAGTTACCCGTATGAGCTTTGGCAAAAGGTGCCGGTGCATGTTGTGCGGGTGTGTTGCCGGAAACGTGCCTCATACTATCCCCCGAAAAGAAACCTTCCTGGAATTAACCGTTTTTCGTCTGCCGGACAGCTCTTTCAATAAATCTGTCTGGTCATTGCACGGGTGCCAGCGCTGACCTTTATCGCCCGTAATCCAGCCGTTGCCGTATGATACTGACGGGCTTTGACGCGTGAGACGAGCTGCAAAGGAGATCATCGCGTTATCCTCAGTTGATGCCCATTGATGCACTCAGGCCGCTTATAGCGTCTACGGTTGAGGCAAGAGCGGGGTTTGACTGAATACGCGTCTGAACGGCCAGCGCCGCCAGTGTCAGGCAACGGATGCCGGTATTAACGCTGCTGACCACATTGCGCCGGCACGCAGTTGTAATACTGCCCTGACTTGCCGCATTGGCCGCCAGCATTCCGACTTCTGCCGTTGCCTTGAGGACGTATACCGGAAATTTTTCCTTAGCAATCTCGTTTACCGGCACACAAGGCAGACATTGCAGCTGCGCCAGCGCGCCGTCAATCAGCGTTGCATCCTCAGTCAGATCAGTAAGCAGCAGCATTTCTGCCACGGTCAGCTGATGTTCCTGATCAGGATTGAGCTTGTTACGCAGTGTCTGCACTTTCATGCCAGCCTGCGGTGCCAGCTCGGTCATGTTGTGGGCGAGAGCAAACCGGCGGCAAGCGTCGTCGTAATGGTTATGGGTGGAAACTTTGAAATCAAACATGATAAATCCCTTCTGCTATCCCAATATGGATGTATCAAGCCTGCATTGTGATTTCGCAGCCAGCCGCAGCTTCGATAGTCAGGGCAACCATGTTGATTTCGATCAGCCCGTTTAACCCTTCTTTCTTTCTGATGGGTAGACGGTTTTCACGGTACATCTGGCGAACGGTGCCTTCCTTGTAACCGGTGCGACGGCAGAACTCCTCTACGGTAATGTAGGGTTCCGAAATCACGAGATTGATTGAAGGGCGCATTGAAAGTTTACGGGTCATGATGCACTATCCTCTGTTGAGTTCTAGCCAACTCTATTCATCACTATTAAACACGTCTTGATACGACGAGTGAATATTAGGATCACAAATTGGAAAGGTCAACGAAAGATTTTACGAGTCGTAAAGCGCCAACTTTACCAGAGGGTGGTAAAGAACCCATTGAACGTATCGTTCAGGCTTATGGTTTCTCGTCCCGGCAAGCACTATGTCGCCATTTGAATGTATCTCAAAGCACAATGGCTAACCGCATAATGCGTGGGAATTTTCCCGCTGATTGGGTTCTGATCTGTTCTATGGAGACCGGCACTTCGCTGGAATGGCTGACGTATGGCCGCGGTGATTCAAACATCACAAACCAAGACGAGCCATCGACCAAAATCGAACTTAAAAAAATCACAAATGGGAATTTCATTTCATCTGATTGGGTTGAATATGACGCACAGCTCTTACCCAGTGATGTTAAAGCCCCTCTGTTAGTACATTTCGAGAAGCAGAATTACCTGGTTGATATGACGGCCGCAGAGATTACCGATGGGCTGTGGCTCATCGAGATCGATAAGCTAGTCAGCGTTAAGGAGTTATACCGTTTTCCCGCCGGGCGTATTCGCGTTGAGAATGGAAAAGCCTCATTCGAATGCAAAGCAGACGACATCAAGGTTTTGGGCAAAGTCGTTGCCCGCACTGAGTACCTATAAAGGCACAGCATGGCAATTAGTAAATTACCCAACGGAAAATGGCAGGCACAAGTTTTCCCAAACGGCCGTAACGGCAAAAGGATACGCCGCCAGTTTGCGACGAAGGGCGAAGCGCAATCCTATGAGAAGTTTGTAAAAGAGCAGGCTCAGGACAAGCCCTGGCTAGGTGAGAAGGCAGATAAGCGGCGTGTAATTGAGCTGGTTGAATTATGGTTCAATACGCATGGCATCACGTTAGCGGATGGCGAAAAGCGGCGAACCACTATGGCGTTCGCCTGCGAAGCGATGGGAAACCCACTGGCTACCGAATTCAACGCGAAGATTTTCGCGTCATATCGCGAACAGCGGTTAAGCGGGAAGATCACCCGCTCCAGTAGAGTGAAGACAGTCACGCCTCGAACGGTAAATTTAGAGCTGGCGTATTTCAGGGCGATGTTTAACGAGCTGCGGCGGTTGGATGAATGGACCGCACCCAATCCGCTAGAGAATGTGCGTGAGTTTAAGATCAGTGAATCTGAGATGGCGTATCTTACTATTGAGGAGATTAGAACTTTACTCGCTGAATGTGAGAACAGCCGCTCTAAGGATCTGACGACTGTCGTAAAAATCTGCCTGTCAACTGGAGCACGATGGAGTGAGGCCGAAGGCTTGAAGGGAAATCAAATCCGCGCCGGTCAGATCATATTTGTGAAAACTAAAGGCAAGAAAAATCGAGCGGTGCCGGTAACTGTAAAATTACAGGCCGAGCTAACATCGGGCAGGAAAGCACAGTTACTCTTTAAACCATGCTATTCAGCCTTTAGAAAGGCCATGCAACGTGCCGGTATCGAGACACCCGCCGGGCAGCTGACACATGTTTTACGTCACACTTTCGCCTCTCATTTTATGATGAATGGTGGCAATATTTTAGTGCTCCAGAGAATACTTGGACATACTGACATTAAGGTGACAATGCGTTACGCACATTTTGCTCCAGACCATTTGGCTGAAGCTATGCTACTCAACCCAATAAGTAAAATGGAAAATGAAGGCAACGAAACAAATAAAATGATTAATATGTATTAAATATCAATATCTTACGGGATTTTTCATTGAAAAAAACACAGTTCATAATGAGGAGAATGGTATAATGGATTACAAGACTGAGAATATTTTGCGCCTTATATTGGCTCAAAATCATATGGAGCCGTTCATAAGACATATCAGATTCCCTTTCTATAAAAATTTAGCTGAAGGCGTTCGAATTGATTTTACCTTTCCTATCACAGTGCTCGTCGGCCAGAATGGAACTAATAAAAGCTCAGTCTTAAAAGCATTATATGGCACTCCAAATGGATACAGTTTGGGTTCACTTTGGTTTTCAACCAGCGTTGACCCCATAGATGATGGGGGTCGCTCAAGAATGATTTATGGTTACTTCGATCCAGATACCAAAAAAATCGTTGAAGTAATTAAAACAAGAATAAAAAAAGATGAAGATCCAGACTACTGGGAACCATCTCGACCTTTAACTGCGGATGGCATGATCCCGCCTCAAAATGAGGAAACTTCATCAAATAGAACTAAAACCAGATGGAAAGCAATTGATAAAAAAGTTGTTTACATTGATTTCAGATCGCAGCTAAGTGCATTTGATAAATTCTTTTATCATGGCAATAGCATTGGGAGCTTATCTAAAAAAGATTTTATCAGGAGAGAATCTGTTCACTTACGTAAAGTGATTGATAATGAATTAAAAACATATGAAAGATATGGAAAAAAGAAAGTTTTCGCCAATAGAATATGCACAGATGGAGAATTAAAGAAAATATCCGAAATTCTGGGTAGAACTTATAGCAGTGTTAGGCTAATAGTTCATTCTTTCTTTAATGTTAGATCTGCTACGGCTATATTAGAGACATCACACTTAGACTATTCTGAAGCATTTGCTGGTAGTGGCGAATTTGCAGTTGCGATGCTTGTGATAAAGGTTAAAACTGCTACACCTAATTCGTTGATCTTACTAGATGAACCTGAAGTATCACTGCATCCGGGAGCCCAAGAAAGGCTGGTAAACTTTTTAATAGAAGAGTGCAAAAGTCAAAAGCACCAAATTGTAATCTCAACCCATGCTTCAAGCATTTTGAATAATCTTCCTAAAGATGCCATTAAGCTTTTCCATGTTAATGAAAAAACTAATAAAGTCGTCATTACTTCCAATATAAGTCCCGATGAAGCATTCTTTCATCTAGGAGACAAACTTCATAAGAAAACTATTTTCGTTGAAGATTGCCTAGCCGTGGAAATCATTAAAAAAGCAATAAAAGAAAAAGGAAAAGCATTCTATTCTCAATTTGACATAAAATTCATCCCCGGAGGTGCTGATGCAATTATAAAAGGGTACATTGCGCCCTTTTCTGCCGCAAGAAATGAAAAAATAATATTCCTATTAGACGGAGATAAGAATACCGGTGTTAACTTTATCAATTCCTCATCAATACCTTTATCGGAAAATGACACACTCAGTACAAAGATAAAAGAAATGATAGGATGTGACGTAAAATTCCTAGCTAACGGAAACGGCGGCCAAGTTAACAAAGAATCTCTTTATAAGATGCAACGCGATTTCATTGACTACATTGAAAAGTATGTCTCTTATCTACCTATGAAGACTCCCGAGTCTTTTATTTTAGAAAACATGCCTGATAATTATAACTCACTTGCCGAAGAAATAGATAAAAACTCATCGGAAAAAGTAATTTTCAGAGAAATTTGCAAGCTCGATTTAGATTGTGATGAATGTACTTCAGAAGACATATTTAATACACAAAGAAGAATAATAAGCCGTATAAATTCCGAATCTGAAGACTTTGTTAAAATAAGAAATATAATTACAAACTTTGCCGATTATGGTAGAATAAAAAAAGATGAATTTAATAATTAACTTGAGGGAAAGATGAAAAAAACAATTAAGGTTTTTGATTTCTTTTCTGGCTGCGGTGGAACCAGTCAGGGCTTTAAACAGGCTGGAATGGAGATAGCTTTCGGCATTGATTTAAATAAAGATGCGGGAGAGACTTTCAAATCCAATTTCTCGGATTCTATATTCATGAATATGGATATTAGAGATCTATCCATTTCTAAAATCAAGGAAATTGTAAAAACAAAAAACCCTAAAAAAGATTATATTCTTTTTTCTGGCTGCGCTCCTTGTCAGCCATTCTCATCTCAAAACAATAATAAAGCGGATGATGACCCTAGAATTGATATGTTAGGAGAGTTTTCTCGATTTGTGAAAGGTATCTTACCCGATTTTGTTTTTGTAGAAAATGTACCTGGAATCCAAAAAGTTTCTAGTAAATCGCGACCCTTTCTTGATTTTATAGAGACGTTGAATGAACTAGGTTACTTTTATGAACATAAGGTGCTTCCTGCTTTATGGTTTGGGGTTCCCCAAAGAAGAGAACGCTTAGTTTTAGTGGCATCTAAACATAAAATCATTCAATTACCAAAAGCCACACACGATGGTCTAATAAACCCTTACTCCACCGTTAAAGATTGGATATATGATTTACCAGAAATAAAGGCTGGTTGCATACATCCTGAAATAGCTGACCACGAAACAGCTAAATTGTCTCCGTTGAATATTGAAAGGATAAAAGTAACTCCAGAAGGTGGTGGGCGAGAAAGCTGGCCGGAGCAGTTGCTACTTAATTGTCATAAACACCATGCTGGACATACTGATGTCTATGGCCGCCTCAGTTGGGATAAGCCGGCAAGTAGTTTGACGACTAAATGCATTAGTTATTCTAACGGTCGTTTTGGGCACCCGGAACAAAATCGTGCTCTATCTGTACGTGAGGCTGCTTGCTTACAAACATTCCCTAGAGACTATAAATTTTTTGGTGCCTTGCAATCTAAAGCCAGACAGATTGGGAATGCCGTGCCACCATTAATGGCTGAAATTATAGGCAGAGAAATAATTAAACTTAGTTAAAAGCGTATTTTCTCAACTTTTATATTTTTAAAAATCAAACCTCGAAAGTAAAAATGCGGTGATTTTTGCCCCTAAAATTGGCAGCAAAGTGGCAGCAGAGCGCAACGCTATGCGCCACTTTACATCACTATTCGGCCTGATGAAAACTTAAAAATCAGTAAGTTACTGATATCACTCGCTTCAAATTGGGACTCATAATCGCTTGGTCGCTGGTTCAAGTCCAGCAGGGGCCACCAAATTTTAGCTTTAAAATCATGATATTAAGCCACCTCCGAGGTGGCTTTTTTGTTATTCACGTTGTGAGTGTCGCATGAATCGCCACAGGTCTAACAGACACCTCAGAGTCATTTAAGGTGACTTAAGAGAGAGGTCCCATGAGCGAAAAACGTTATCCTGAAGAGTTTAAAATTGAAGCGGTAAAACAGGTTGTTGCGCGTGGCCATTCTGTTTCCAGCGTCGCAACTCGTCTCGATATCATTACCCACAGTCTTTACGCCTGGATAAAGAAGTCGGGCCGGACTCCTCCACCGATAAAGAACAGTCAGATGCTCAGGCCGGAATCCGCCGACTCCAGAAGGAGCTAAAGAAAAAGATCTACGGGACGAGAGACGAAGCCAGAAGCGATATTTTTGATTACATCGAAATGTTTTATAACAGTAAACGTCGGCATGACTCGAGCGAGCAGATGCCAACGGCTGAGAAGTGTCTGGATTATCCGGGGCGATTCATCCTGATATCCGGTTCTTCAGGATGATTTTCCAGTATCTGGAACTGTGCTACGGTGAACCCCACGCACATGACTGAGTGTGATCACAGAATAACGCGATCTGAGCTTCCCGATTAACGAGAACTGTTCATGGAGTCTGACATCAAGATAGAATCCTGAAGAATCAGGACGGGTTACGCTTTTTGGCTGACTGAACTTACATGTTTAATCGACAGTCACGCTATGCAGCACGGAAACATATATAACATTCAATAAATTGATAAATATATATTTTTTAGTAAAGGTGGGGAATCGCAGTACGCCGACTCAACCCATGAAAACCTACGTCTCCTGGTAAGCTAACCATAGGTATCAGCCTTGCCAGCCATTCCTGTTCGAACTAGAATCAGGGTTGAAACAACGAGGCGTTCCCCATGACAAAAACAACAACACACAACCCGATCACCAAAACCCAAATCTACCGTGCCGTCGCCAGTTCAACCGCGATAGAAACAGGCGCTACTGTGCAAAAAATTGAGCAGCAACTTAAACGCAATCAGGCACAGGCGAAAGCCGTTGGCCTCGCGCGCTAATCAGGCAAAATATCGCTTATCAGTTTTACCATAGGTCTGTAATTTCCTGATATACCAGCCTGAATTGCTTTAAAGTAAAAAGCCTTATGTGCATCCCATAAGCTATAATCCAGTAAGCTCTTTCCCGCCTGGACTGACAATACATCGCAAAGCAGCCGCGACAAACGCCCGTTCCCCTCCCTGAATGGATGGATCAAAATAAACTCCACGTGACATTCAGCCAGATAGCTGACCAGTTCCGGACGAGGCAGCGCTCTCAACTCACCATAACGGGCGAGGAACTGTTTCTCAAAACCAGCGATCAATGGCCGAATTCTTCCGGCAGCAGCAAACTGAAAGCCGTCCTTCGTCAGGTTAGCGTCACGCGGCTTCCCGGCCCAGTCGTATACATTCCCCAGCCATTGGTGATGCCACCTTCTGACGTGCTCAAAAGTCAGCACCTCAGGCAGTTGGCCTTCAATAAATAGCTGTTCATACAGCATCAGTAGTAAACCGGACTCAAGTGCCTCCATTTTCTCCATGTCAGTAATCTCCAGCTTATTCGCCAGGACTGAATTACCAGAGCCAGGCTGATACCGTTCTTCTGATGAATTAAGTTCATATTTTGGCAAGTTTTCCCCTCCTTTCAGCCAGGCTTACATTATTACTTTTTCCGCAGGATCCCGGTATTTATTGGAATACGTCAGCCTGTCGACAAGCAGAGGAACACGGGCATTGATAACCCCTGCCACAGCGGACTGGCTCTGTGCAATTTTTCAATCATTACATGATGTTTAACCAAACCTGAAAACGAGTGGCAAAAAGTTGAGTTGGTAGTAACTATCTGTATAAAAATCGCTTTTGGGGGGCGATGATATTGCGCAATTACGTAGTAAACAGATTTTTTAAGATCGGCGTTTCGGCTCCGTACAGTTATCGACTTTAACACTGCTTATGCCTCTTTGCGCGCCCTACAATTATTGACAGAACTCCAAGAGGCGGCGGTTGCCGCCATAAAAAAAGCCCGCCGAAGCGGGCGCTGGTGTTGCGCTGCGGATCACTGCATTGACGACTGTGGCGCGGCCGTTTTCGCCGGCGACGTGATGAAGCGGTCTACCGCTTCCATCGTCACAAAAGTGCAGCTACAGTGAATATTGGTGCATTGATGATAGCGCTCCTTCGTATTCTCACTGAGATAACGACTGGTACGCGCATGTGCCGCGTGTTGGCAATTTGGACAATGAAACATTAGTCACCTCTTAAATCCCCATAAAGTGAATTAATGATACGTAATGAATCACAAAAAGGGAACAAAATTATTCACTAATTTCATATTCAACACCGGCTATGTCGACTTCAAGCGTCAGCGTTGTCACAAAGCCGCGCGCGCTGAGCGAATGAACCACGCGGGTGATTATCCACGGCTGCTGGTTAATAGCCGGTTTGAATCCCGTCAGCCTGACGGGCATTTCCGGGTAAATGTCTGCCCGCCCCATCGCCAGGTTCAGTGATAATTCCGCCGCGCCGCGCTGTAAACTTTCCCATTTTGCCTGCGCGGCCCGGATTGCCTCAGCCTGTGTGGGAAATGTGGTCGTCATCGCGAAGACGTTATCGGGCTCACCAACCATATAGGCTGTTTGCTGCGCTTTCTGCGATGCAGCGCCGCCTGATGCCACCGCCTGCTGTGCCTGCGGGTGCTGCTGAGCCGGTGACGATGGCTTTTCAAATTTGCGTGTCGTCGACACCTGCCGCTGCTGCTGCTTTGGATCTTTGGTATCAAGCCACTTTGCCGTCACGCCGGTGTAATTAAAACGATCGGCAATGGAGAACTCATGCCGATCGCCCTCGCTACGCGCAATCGTTATCTCCTGGATCGGCTTGCTGCTGGCCGTCACGCGTCGGCCCGCCTGTAACATCAGCAGCTTTCCTGCTTTGATCGAGACCTCTCCGCCGTTTCGCCCGGCGAGCCGGGTCAGGAATTTTGCATCAGACTCCTGCGACTGGTCGATGTGCGGGATGATAATATTTGCCAGCGCCGGTACAACGCTGGCGGTCAGATGATTACGTGCGGCGATAGCGTCGGCGATAGCGCCCAGCGTCTGACCATGCCACGCCTGCTCTCGCCGTGAATTGAGCGAGCCGCGAATGTCCGCGCTGGAGGCGTGAAGACTTATCCTGTCGGGCGCGCCTGCATGGGTAATGCGATCGACGGTAAAATCGCCTTTTCCAGTCAGCGACTGCCCTTTCCAGCCCAGAAAAAGCGTCAGCCGCTCGCCGCGCGTCGGCAGTTCGACCCGTCCGTCGCTATCGTCAAGTTCAATCGTAAGCTCATCGGCCTCCAGGCTCCGGTTATCGGTCATGGTCAGGCTGATCAGACGATCGCTGAAATTGGGCGTGATATCGCGTCCGTCGAGCCTGAGGACATAGTCGGGCGCCCGCACGCGGGCAAGGTCATTCGTCAGCGCATCAAGCATCAGCCCATCCCCAGCATGCCGGGCAGCTGATTCGCTATTTTTCCGGCTTTACCAATGAGAATGCTGGCCTGATCGCGAATATCGCCAAACATCTGTGCCAGCGACTCATCCACGCGCGTCAGCGACAGGCTGAAATCGATTTTGCGCGGTGTGCCGTCGGCAAAAAACTCACTGCCGGTCTCAGTGACGTTGCTGATAACGTACATGCCGTAAATCGTGCCGTTGCCATCGAGCAGCGGCCAGGCGCGGCCCTGTTCAGCCATCAGCCGCACCGCCGTCAGGCTCAGCTTGCCGCCGGTCAGCTCGGTATAAAGCGAGCCGTCAAGCTGGACTTTCTCCTCACCGGCGCCGAGAAACTGGTACGCATCGCGCTTGCCGACGCGCGAGTTTGACTGCCACTGATATGCTGCATTACGCTGCAAATTCTGATAGGGCAATGTCTGACGCATAAAAACGAACATACCCAGTGCAAGCATCATTTTCTTATCCTCCTTAGCCGTTGTTGATCAGACTTGAGTAATTGCGATTGGCCTTCTCGCGCTCGGCTCTGGCCAACTCTTCGCGTACCCTGCGTGGGAGATCGTCAGCCGTCGCAGCCTCGCCGTTAAACGTGAGGTTGTAGGTACTGCTGCTCCGATCGGTATAGCTCTTGCCGCCCGCCACCGTTGCCGGTTGATAACCCTGATAGACGTTAAGCGAGCTGGTCGCCTGAATGTAGCTGCCGCTCTGCATGGCGGCATCGGCCCGCGACGAGGTCTGATCAAGCTTGCGCGATGCGTTATCGACCAGGCCGAGTTTTTCCAGCACCCAGTCGATGCCGCCGCGCAGTGTATCCAGCGCGGTCAACGGCAGCAGCAGCGCATCAGCCAGCGCCTGGCCGAAAACCACGCCTGCATTCTGAAAACCGTTAAGCGTTTCCTGGCTGGATTTGATCGGCGCGATGAGGTTACTGAACCCCTGCCATACGCTTTGCAATGTCTCACTGATGGCGCCCAGCACCGGCTCAAGCGGCGCGAACATCTCGCCAACCGGCCCGAATGCCGCCGCCAGGCCCTGAACCACGCCGCCAAAGAATGCGCTAATCGGCTCCCAGTATTTGCGGATCAGCAGCGCGCCGGCGGCAACGGCGGCGACCACGGCAATAACCGGCCAGGTCAGGGAGCCGATCGCCACCGCAATGCCGCCTGCCACAGAGGTGAAAACCGAACCCAGCAGGCCTGCTCCGGCAATAAGCAGATTGATGCCGCTGATAACCGGAACGGCGACGTAACCCACCGCGCCGACCAGTCCGGCGACGCCGATAGCGACCGCGCCAATAACGCCAGTCATTTGCGCCAGCGACTGGTTTCGCTGCACCCAGCCGTCAAGTTTTAACAAGTAATCGGTTGTCACTTGCGTCAGCTTGCGCAGACCCGGCTCCTGCTGCTCAAAGATCCTGACGTTCAGCGCGTCATACGCCTGTTGAAGCTGGCCAATGTCGCCGCCGAGGTTATCCGGCGCTGCGCTTACGCCGCCGTTCAGCGCAAGGGCCGCCGGGCGGTTTGTCACCGGCGCGCTTTCCTTGTTCGTTATTTCGCCGGGCGCGGATTTTTGTTGCGTCTGTTCATAACCCGGCTTCAACAGGCGTACACCGGCCGTCAGCCCGGTTTTTGCCAGGCCAATGCCTGTAGCGCCAACGGATGCCGCCCGGCCCGCCAGCCGCTGGCCTTGCTGATAACGCTGCCTGATGACATCGAGCTTCGCCTGCTGCACTGAGAGCCGCGCCTGCGCATCACGCTGCGCGTTGAGCTGTAGGGTGGTTTGTGCCAGCGAGTTTCTCAGGCGGCGATCGTCCGCCGCCAGAGTGCGCGTGTTGATGCCCGCGCGCCCCAGTTCCAGACGCTGCTGCTGCACCGACTGCCGCAGCCCGGTCTGCCTCACTTGCAGCGCCGCGGCGTTGCTTCGCGCGGCCTCAAAGGCCAGCCCCTGTTCGCGCGTGGGCTGCACCGTGCTGTTAAACGTGACAGCCAGCGCGCGCGTCTCCTGCCTGGCCGTTTGCAGTTCCCGCCCGGTTGCGGCGAGTTCTGCGCGGGTCTGGCGAAACGCGCTGATGCGGGAAGCCTGCATATTCAGCTCGCCCAGTTTCGTTTCCGTTGACACAATATCGCCCGACAGCGCCCGGCTCGCTAACTGGATGGATTTAAACGGGCGGGTGACCTGATCAACAGCCTTGAGGAGTATCTGTACGCTGTTACTCATGTATGTTTCCGCTTCGCTGAAGCGCTTTTTCGCGCCATCTGATGAGCCCGGTCAGACTTAAAAGATAAAGTTCTGACGGCGGCCAGTGAAATATCACCGCGATATCCGCCATCAGATCATCGACCGAGAGATCTTTCGGGAAGTCTATTGCGCCGAAGTCGGCGACAAAAAACCAACCACCTTGCCGGCCAGCGTCACCAGGTCCGGCAGCGAGAGCGCTGCGACTTCCTGCTCAGTCAGGGAAGGCAGGGTCATACGCGGCAGGACTTTGATCAGCGCGTCAACCTCGGCGTTAGCCAGCGCCGCCAGCCCCACGCCGCGCAGCGTGCCCGCGTTGGGTTTAATCAGGGTGACGACATCAATGACCTGTTCACCACGTTTCACCGGCGTATCAAGGGTTATGCTGTGTTCATTTGCTTGCGTCATAGAAAATTTGTCTCTTCTCTGTGGGAAGGCACCGGCCAGTCACGCTGGCCGGGTCAAGATTACAGACCGATATTGCGACGGTGCTGCGCCAGGCGGTCAACGCCGTTGATTTTCTCAACCATGTTCACGGTATCGATTTCAACCAGCTCTTTGCCATCCATCGTCAGCTTGAAGTAGGTGCAGATCACGGTGATCTTCGCTTCGGTATCTTCGCCGGGTTTGTTTTCGCCGGTGTCGATCTCCTTCTGACGGCCCCGCATCATGACCTCAACCGCCACGGTTTCACCGTTGTCGTCGCGCTGATACGAACCGGCAAAGCGAACCGGAACGCCATCGGCTCCCTTAGCGCCATACATCTCCCACACGACGGCGTCCGGGAAGCCGCCAAGCGACCACTCCATTGACAGCGCGTCGTCATCCAGGCCGAGATCAATGGGCGCAACGCCATTCATGCCCGCGCCACGATAATTTTCGAGTTTGCGGGTCAGTTTCGGCAGCGTGATCGATTTCGCCACTCCCTGATAGCTGTAGCCATTCAGAAAGACATTCATATATTTGAGCTTGCGCGGCATAGCCATTTATCAGGCTCCTTAATTGCTGTTAACGGAAGAAACCAGATCGGCCAGGTACTTATCGGTAATGCGCTGGCGAAGCGTCAGGTTTTCCAGAGGAGGAACCGGCGTGTAGTCGTAATCAATGACCAGCTTGCCGGCTTTGAGGGTTTCCGCGTCGTTGGCCGCCTCGTCGAACCAGCAGGTGGCGTCGATAATATAGCCGCTGGTTTTCAGTTCGCGGAATTTGGCGTTGATGCCGTCAATAATGTCGCGAATAAGCGTCGCGGTGACCGGCTTATCCACCGCCCACATGTGCGCGTCGGCCATGGTATCGGCTATCACCTGTGCGGTGCGGGTGTAGTTTTCGAACAGGAACAGCGGATCGTCCGCGCAGGTGCGGTTGCCCCAGAAGCGGAAACCGTCTTTGCGCACCAGCGTGGTAACGCCGGCTTCGTTAAGCAGATCGGCATCGGTGCCTGACTCCTGGAGATCCCAGAAAACCGAGGCGCTGATGCCGCTGACGCCGTTAACGCCAACGTTAGACAGCGTTTTGTGCCAGCCCTGCTCCTGATCGATTTTGGCGCGCAGGCCAAGCGCGCGTGCGGTGGCAACAGCCGTGGTGGTGGCGTTGGTATTAGTGTCCCAGGCGAGGAAATCAGGCCAAATCACCATCAGCTCACGCTGGCTGAAGTTTTCGCGATACTTGATGGCATCGGACAGGGTTTTGCTGTTCCCGGCGCTGACATAACCAAAGGCGCGCAGCTTCTGGCAAATGGGCGCCAGCGCGGTAGCCACCTCCAGCGTGTCCAGCCCCGGCACGCCAAGAATGCGCGGCTTAACGCCGGTCACGGCTTCAGCGGTCAGCAGCGCCTTGAGGCCGGTGTATTTACCATTTTCATCGGTGGTGCCGATGATATTGGACAGGGTCTGCGCCAGCGCGGCTTCACTGTCGTCGCCCGTGCCTTCTTCAACGCGCACCACGACGATCACCGGCTTAGCCTGATCGGCTATGGCCTGGAGCGAGGCGGCCAGCGTGCCTTTTTTGCCCGCCTTCGCAATGGCGCTTTGTACGTTCGTGATCAGAACCGGTTCATTGAGGGGAAAGGTTGCGGTATCTGCATCGCTGCCGGTGCAGACCATGCCGATAATCGCGGTTGAGACGGTGGAAATGACGCGCGTGCCGTCGTTGATTTCGACAACCTGTACGCCGTGATGAAAGTCACTCATCCGTTTAACTCCGTGGTTTTTGGGTGAGAGTTATTGTCCGTTGAGCGACGGTGGCAGGCTATTTGTCAGGGTTATATTGAGGTTGGCACAACAGAGACAGGCAAAAAAAAGCGGGCTTTCGCCCGCTACTTATAAAAGATGGCTAGTCCGGTTGCTCAGGCCAGTTTATATCTGGAGCGTATCCGGTATCTGTTGCTGTTAATATGTCAATATAATCAACCCACTCGCTCAACTGCGCTGCTTCATCTGAGGACAGTTTTCTACCCATGAGTAATTATGGTTGTTGCGGCCAGCTAATATCTGGCGCAGCGGCGGTATCGGTGTTGCGCAGTGACTGAATATATTCCATCCAGGCTTTCAGGTTCGTTTTGTCTTCTTCGCTGATAATTCCCAACTGCAATTCAGTCTGCCACAGGCTGATGGTGCTTTTGGCCTCCGTCAGCAGCGCTGCTTTATGCTGTTCGGCCTCCGCAACCTGACCATTTTTCTGTGCCGCCTCATCCGTTACCCATTGGCTGCCATCCCAGCGATCGTAAGCGGTAGCAGGTGCCAGCGGCGTAATCTGGGCGGAATAATCTCCGGGTGCATCAATTCCAACGGCCTGACCATTAACAGTGCTATAAACCGTTTCTCCCCGATGGTCAGGCAGGTATTCCCATCCATCAAGGCTTGCCGTACGGCACACAGCAAAACCGGCTTTTACACCGGGCGGCGCATCGACGCATGATTGAGCCGGAACCCCCACGCCAACGGCAAGAAATTCCACCGAGGACGAAAGGTATTCACGCGTTTCACTGTTGTAGTGGTAAACGGTGATTTCACCGGCGTTGGCGGCAAAACCTTTTTCATTCAACATAGCCTGAGTCATTAGGCAGCCCTTATGATGTAGTTAAGTGCAACGTTGCGAGGACGCATTGAAACCCAAATAGCGCCAGTGCCTGCCAGGCCCGTATTAAGCTGTTTTGCCGTTATCAGGTTATCTGCAAGTACTCCCCCCAGCGCGGTGTTGTTGGGCGCTTTGGCTTCGCCAGGCTGAGAAGTGGTGACCTGGTCCGCCTCTGCGAAAGCCGTACCGATGGTGGCGCCCTCGCTGGTTGAGTCAATCCCCGGATAATCCAGCGCCGCCGTACGAAAGGACGTCGCGATTTGCGTGGTTAATATCCTGCGCCCATTGTCTAGTGTTCGTCCGTCATCCCAGCCACGAATAAATTCTCCGCGAAGTTCGATGAGGACGCCGGAAGGAAATATTGCCGCCAGGCCAGGATACTTCGCCTTGTCAAACGTCGCTCCATTACAGCTCAGCCAGCCTGCTGGCGGCGTAGCCGAGGGATAGGGCAGCGGCACGCCGACCGGCGTGTATTGGGCAATATCAGCCACTTTCAGATATTGAGGATGCGGATTGGCGGCAGCGAGGTGCGCCGCATCTCTGTCGTCAACGTATTGCCGCGTCGCCAGCACCACCGCCGGGTCGATTTTCAGCGTTACCGCCGCCGTGCTGGAAACAATCAGCACCATGCGAATGGTCTGCGTGCGGCCGCTGCCCTCCTGCAACTGTGGCTTATAGGATTCCGGGCAGTTTGCCACGGCAACCAGCACGCCAGCGTCATCAAACAGGCCAATCTCGCGGATCCAGAAGCCGCCTTCGCTCTCCGGGATGATCTGCTCGGCAATAATCTGGTTGGTATTATTCGGGTCGATGCTCAGCTGATTGATCGGCGCGATACGCTTCTGATTAATCAGCGTCGTTTGCCCGGCATCGGGCATGGATACGCTGCCGTTGGCATCGCCAACTGCCATTTGCGTCAGGTTAAGACGGGTGCCGAGCGCGGTCGCGTTTGCCAGTTTCGCCGCGCCCTGGCTGGTCAGAATGGCATAATATTTTGCTGTCATGCGTTCACTCTCAGGTTATCAATCAAATGGATGGCCGAAGCCGGCCAGGTTTCACCGCCGACAACGATCTGCTCTGCGGTCCAGGGGTAAATCGTTAGCGCATCGCCCTCATAGCAGCCCGCACCGACATACACGCTTCCGCTGGAACTCAGGCTGATCGTCAGGCCGGTTAAATGGCGGCTGGCGGGTTTGGCGTCATTAATCAGCCGCTCAAGCTCCTGATACATCTCGTCGGTGATGCCGCTGTCGAGTACGCCGACCACCAGACGAAACGTGCCGGGCTCCTCGTCGAGCTGCCACCACTCCTGTATCTGGATCAGAAAGCCGAGCGGTTCCACCACGCGGCGCAGCGCGCTGAGCGTGCCTTTGTGCTGATGCACAAAAAACGAGGCGGCGATAACGCTGCGTTTGGTCGCTTCCGGCCAGGCTTCGTCCCAGCGATCGACGGAGAGCGCCCACGCCAGCCACGGCAGCAGCGCCGTCGGGCAGGTGGCCGGGTTCCACAACTGGCGCAGCGGCACCGGCACGCGCATGATGTTTGCCGCCGCCCCGGCCGCCGCAACCTCCAGCGTCGAGGAACCAACGGGAAGCAGACGATCGTTACTCATCCATGCCTCCGGCGGTGATGCTGTAGTGCGTGCAGTAAGAGGCCTGATGCTCATCGAGCACGATATCGGCCAGCGGGGAAGCCAGCTCGACGCGCTGCACGCCTTCGACATGAAGCGCGGCATAAATAGCGGACTGGCGGATATCGCGTCCCAGCCGGTGCTGCGAACTGATATAGGTTTTTAACTGCTGCTCCGCAGCCTGACGAAGGGGTTCGGCTTCCGGGCCGGGGTAAAAATAGAGCGTGGCGTCAATCTGATAGGGCACAATTTCTGCGCTCTGCACGGTCACGCGGTCGCCGACCGGCCGCACGTTGTCGGCGCTGAGCGCCTTCTGCACCACCGCCAGCAGCGCTTCGCTTGCCGTCCCGTCCCCTTCGCGTGACAGCACGTTGATCGTGACGCTGGCAGGCGTCGGGCTGACCACGGAGATGTCGGCAACGCGCCCGTCAGCACTGCGGCCATGATATTCGTAAGCGCCGATCGGCCCCGCCACGCTCAGCCCTTCAAAGGCCTGCTGCGCGCGCAGCCGTAAATCCGTATCAGACTCCATCACCGCGGGCGTCGGCGGAAGGGTGCTGCTGTCGCCGGGCGTGATGGTCAGCCGCACGGTGTTGTTGTTTGCGGCCAGCAGGTCGAGATCCGCATTTTCCGCATAGGCCAGCATCACGGCGCGGGCCGCCTCGTTGACCCGCTGACGCCAGATAACTTCGCGATAGGCGTTCTCCTCAAGGAATTTGGTCAGCGGCTCTGACTCCAGCGCCAGCGTGCGGGCAACGGCCTCCTGCTGCTCGCCGGGAAACAGGGAAATCAACGTTGCCTTGCGTTCGGCGAGCAGGGCTTCAAAATCCAGCGTCTCCACCACGTTTGGCGCAGGCAACTGGTTCAGATCGATAATTGGCATGGTTTCAACTCACAGGAAGGGTTAACGAAAGGCTTTCGCCGCTCTCACGTACACCGGTCAGGTTGACCACCATTTGACCGCTGAGCTGACGCTCGATGGTCACCGCGCTCAGCGTGACGCGCGGCTCCCACTTCAAAATGGCCATGTAACAGGCCGCCATAATTTGCAGCTCAAGGGCGGCGGTCTGCGGCTGATCGATCATCAATGAGAGCAGCGATCCGTAGTCGCGGCGCATCACGCGCGACCCCACCGGCGTGCGTAAAATATCGCTCAGGCTCTGGCTGATATGCTCAACGTCGGTGAGGGTTCGGCCGGTTGTCTGGTTCATGCCGATATAGCGTGCCGTCATAGTGGCGCTCCTGTGGTTCCGCCGCTGTCGCCGGGATGTTTATGGGTATGCAGCACCTTGCCGTTGGACGACAGCGCGCCGCCGGCGTGCTCGATGTTGCCGCTCAGTTTGCCGCCGTTCTGCACCTCCAGCGTGCCGGTAATCAGCTTGCTGGTGCAGACCACCTCCGGCGTATTAAGCGTGACGCGGCTTGATGCGTTCAGAGTCAGGGTGGGCGCCGTGGCGGTGATGCTATCTGAAGCGTTAACCTCAGCGGTTTTGATGCCGTGGACGGTCAGCGCGCTGGTCAACGGCTCATAAGCGATAACCGCGCCGTCAGGGAACGTCACCTGCCATGCGTCTGCTGAGGACGACGGCGCGGGATGATCGTCAGAAAAGATGCCCGGCAGCACAAATGCCGTCTCCAGCTCGCCGCCCAGCGCCAACAGCAACACCTGTTCACCGATGGAAGGCGCCCACCAGCTGCGCGAACGTCCGGCGCGCTGGGTAAGCCACTGAAGCCAGTCGGTGCAAATGCCGCCGGTCTGCACGCGACAGCGCCCGCTTGCAAGATCGATATCAACAATCACGCCAATGCGGATCATGTTGCGCAGCGTACGGGTTAATTCATGGATGGATGCGAGTGTATTCATGGGAGAAATGATGCCGCCTGAAGGCATTCATCGGCAATGTGAAGGCGTTTAACCGCCTATGACACAACATTGTTCAAACCGACCGTTCATCAATGCAAAACCGCCGCGCGACCTGTCGGCAACGGCGGCGGCAAGTCTTTCCTCGCCCGATTACTCCTCCCAGCGGCTTATCAGTTCGCCATGAACGTACAGCGCCACCGGACGCGTCACCGGCTTCGGCACAGGCGGCTCAGCAATGCTCTGCACGTGCAGACCGTCTTCTTTTTCCTCCACCAGCGTGCGTTCAGTCAGCAACAGGTCAATAATGACGCTGAGGCTGCCGTCGCTGTTGAAATCCGCGGCGAAGGTAAATCCTTTTGATCGCGACACATCATCCGTCATCACATCCGGCTGATTCTCACGCAGCCAGGCGAGGACGGGCGCAAGCAGCACGTCGATATCCTCCGCCAGGTTCGTTACCGTAAGGCGAAGCGTGAACCGTTTTTCAAACGACAATGATGCGGCCAGCGTAGCCGCAATACTGCCGTCCGTCAGGGAGATACGCAGCGCGTCGGGATTTGCGTGCAGCGTTGGCACGGCATCAGTCAGCGCCCGGCGAAGGGTTTCGTGTTTCAGCATCTGTTTCATCCTGGCATTGTTTAACGGCTTCAACCTGAAGCGCGCAGCTCACTAACGCACGCTCAAGCTGGTTAATATCGGCGCTCAGATCGCCGTTCGTTTCCGGCCGGCTGCCCGGCATCGGGCAGAGGCTCACCTTCGGGCAACGGTTGTAAACAGCTACCGGCGCTGGCGCAGGCGGCGCGCCGGTGCACCCGACGCACAGCATCAGGAAGAGCAGCCCCATACCACTGGCGAAAGTTTTCATCGTTGTTAAGTAACCTCTTAATGATCTGCTCGCGCTGCGCCTGGCGTTCACCGGCGGCGCTCAGTTTCTGACGCAGTTCCACCTGCGCCCGCTCGTTTTTTTCCGCACGCAACGTCACTGCGGCAAGCCGACGCGTCAGCCGTTCTGTCTCAGCCTGCTGCTCGCTGGCGACCAGGCGCGCACTTTCCAGACGTGCGCGCAATGCGCCGTTTTCATGACGCAACCACAGCAGCCCGACGACCGCAACCGCCAACAGCACCAGCAGCGTTCTCACGCAGCCCCCAGAAGGCAACGTTCACGCTCGCGCTGACGACGGTTTTCCAGCCCGTGGCTTTTAACGCCGTTGATGTAGACCCAGCGGCCGAGCTGCCCGCATGCCTGACGCCACTGCTGGCGCCGCAAATGAGACGCCAGCGTTGATCGGCAGGCGGCGCCGGCTCCCACGTTGAAGGCAAAGCTGACGACTGCGTCATACACCGGCTGCGGCATCTTCACCGGCACGCAGGCTTCAAGACGGCGCTCAATGTTAAGCACGTCGGCCACCAGATTTGTCGCCGCGTCGCGTCCGGTAATATCGCTTTCCGGCATCACGCCTGCGGTATGCCCGATACCCGATGTCCATACGCCAGCGCTGCACTGATAAGGGCGCAGACGGCAGCCTTCAAGGTTGGCGAGCAGAGCCAGTCCCTCAGGCGAGGTGTGAAGCAGTCGGTAGTCCGGCAGCAGCGCCGCCAGCGCCAGCACGGCGGCCACGCTGCATCGCTTAACAATTGAGTTCACGCGTCAACCCTTTGTCGTTAGCCATTGTCGTCAGGTAGCGATAGGTTTTACGTCGATACCAAAAATTGACCAGCGCGGTAAAAATGGCGCAGCTTCCACCGATAAAAAATGCGTACTTCTCCGGCGCTTGTGTGCCAAACCAGGCGAGCGCGGCGGACAGCCAGTAGGTGATAAAGGTGCTGATCCTTTCCATCGTCAGTCCCAGAGGTTGACCGTGGAGGTAACCGGCTTCGCGGCTACCTCCGGGAGCGCAACGGCGGTGCCATGCGGCAACACCGCGCCGTGCGTCGCCAGCGACGGGTTAAAGGCGAGTACCTGTTCAAAAACGCCCTCGGTGCGCCCGTAGTAGCGCAGGCAGATGGCATCAAGGGTGTCGCCCTGTTGTGCAATGATCTGCATCAGAATGTGCTCTCTCAGAAAAGGGTAAAATGCCGGACGCGCGCGGCACCGACGGAAACCGGTGGCGCGATATTCAGGGAAGCGTTGATAGCGATATGCTCGCCCCGACGCGCGCTGACGGCACAACCGCCAGCGCTGACAGATAAGGATGTAGAGATTTTTTTGACATGTCAGCCGCCCTGGTTGATGGATGATTGGGTGTGGGAGTAGTTTGCTTCTCACACCCAATCACCGCCAGCAACGCCGGATGGCGTAGTGATGGAACAACGTCGCGCTGGAACCCGCTGCCGTTCTCGCCCGTTATGATCGTTATTTTTTGGGGCGATTCCCGGCAAAGAGAATGGACCAGGCATCGTTTTTAATCAGATTACCTCGTGCAATTTCGGCAATCAGATCCAGTGCAATTTCACGATCCCGCTCCTGACAAATGCCTTCGGTGGTTAACCGCGCGATCATTTCTACCCGCTCAAGCATGACCCGTTCTTCAAATTCGCTGCTCACAGATCCCCCTCAAAGATACTGTACAAAAATACAGTATTGCGTAATAACTTCGAAAAGTGAAGAAAATTATTGTTAACGGCAAGTTTCTTATGCTGATGATATATAGCGATAATTTATTAAATCCCTTTCCAGTACGCTTTGTTATTCCATTAAAAAGCTTGAGGTATCGCACACAATCCTGCGCGTACTGACATCGCTTTCAGGCCGTCGGCAGCCGTACCTGAACAACCTCGTTTCCTCTCGCCCTTGTCGCCGGCCGACAGGGCTTGCCGCTTTTAACCGCTGGAAAAGTCGTTGTCGATCTGTCCTGCTGAGTGGCCTGGTGAAGTCCAGCGGCCGATGCCTGTCGTCCGGCGTACGGTTATTGACAGAACTCCAAGAGGGCGCGCGTTGAATATCCTCAACCTGCGTCTTTTTCGGCACGATTTTCCACTGCACAAGGCGCGTGACTATCGGACAACCCGCACCCACGGCGGCGTCATAAACGCCGCGAACCGCCAGCACCGCTTCGCCATACCGATTAAGCGCCTCGCGCGGGGCGTACAGCGTCCGTACCTGCAATTCATCACGACGCACGAACGGGCCGCCCTGTGCGTTAACGTAGTCGGCCCAGTTGCCGGTATCGGCGGCCTCGTGCACGGCGGCAAACTCAACGCTCAGCGCGCGGGCGGTTTCCGCGTCGGCCATGCGCCGCAGCTCGCGCCAGACCGTCACCGGCGCACCGCCGATAAACTGAAACTGGCGAATATGCCAGCGCGATGCCCACGCAGAGACAGCAGCGGCGGCCTCTTTCAGCAGCGCCCCGCTCTCCTTGTCGCGCTCGCCATCCAGCGCATAGCCATCGATGTTTTTCGCGATATATTTCGCCACATAGCCGGTCGCGCTGCCCTTCGCCGGATCGATGGCTTCGGCGTGGAAACGCGCCTTTTGAGCTTTGTCGCTGGCCAGCTCGTGCTGGTCTTCCTGACAGGCGTGCTCGCGCATCACTGCACGTACTTGTGCGACATCTTCCGGCAGCATAAACATCAGCATATGCCAGTGCGGCGTGGCATCGTGATGAGGTTCGGCGACGCGAATGCCAAACAGCCGGATACCATCGCGATGCAGTTTCGCGCGGATGCGTGCCCACAAACGATTCAGATAGTGCTGCGTTTCCGCCGGGCTGGCGCCGTGCCATGTGGGATTGTGGTAACCCGCGCCGCGGCTGGCGTGATATTTTGACGGCGCGGTGAGGGTATAAAATTCCCCGACGTAGCCCAGCGCGTGACAAATCGTTTCGAAACCGCGAATGCGCGTCATCAGTTCACAGCGGCGAATGGCGGGATTGGCGTTCGAGGCATCGTATTTGTCGATCAGGCTGATGCGGTTGCCCTGTTCGTCCTCTAACTCCATCCCTTTGAGGAACTCGCGCGTGCGCCGCTTCTGTTCCCGCCAGTCGGCGACGCAGTTTTTGCTCGCGTACGGCTGTTTTTTTTTGCTGACGCTGCCCAGCGCGATGAAGAGATGTTCACGCCAGGCGGCAGCGGTCCGGCGCAGTGACGCGCGCCACCAGCTTTCGCTGAACATACGTGTGACGGCAGGCGCAATCTCCTCCTCCGCCACATATTTCTGGCTGGCGCGCGCCCAGAGCGGCGGCGTGACGTTAAGCTGTCGGCACAGTCGCGCAGCATGCATATACCAGCAGTAAAGGGTTTTCAGATCGCTGAAACCTGTGGTGTCGATATCGGCCAGCGCGGCGCGAATGAAATGGGCGACGTCTTTACTCAGCAGTTCAATATCGGCTTTTGACATGTCCGCCAGGCGATTGTATCGGTTGATAATATCGACCAGCCGTGAGGCAACGTGCTGCAAAATTGACGTATCAAAATGCCCGGCAAACAGTGCGGCGGAGGTTTGTTGGCCGATCGTATTCACCCGATATCTTTTATTGACCAGCTCAAGTCTCGGCAGCGTTTTTTTACTGAAAGTGATAAGCCAGGCATTCGCTCGCTGGCTTCCCGCACGCGCTTCCAGTGCATCGAACAGGCGATAAGCATCACGGCGCACGCATTCCGGCTGTAAAGAGAGCGATTTTCTGGCATGTAGCAGCGCCGCCATCATGCGATCGCGACGATACTGTTCCTTGTAGGTTAATAAGGGGCGGACGATCGCCGACTGCCGGGCGTTCCACGGAAAAGCGGATGAAATCGCCACCTTAGAGCGCCCGATAGTGTTTTGATTTCAGTTCGGCGATGGCCTGGCAGTTGACGCAAAGCCTGACGCCCGGCACTGCAATCCGGCGGGCTTCCGGCAGCGCCACCTCACACTCTTCGCAGGTGAGGCGTGAAGGCGTGACCTGACGATGCAGGATAGCGTGCAGCAGCCGCTCGCGATCGTCCTGCTCCTGTTGTTGCGCCCGATCCACGATGTCGCCCATCAGCACAGCTCCCCGGTCTGGCGCTGGATATTTTCCGCTTCCTGACGCAGCAGTCCGACGGCATCGGTGCCGCTCAGCGCGTTATCCGACAGATAATCGGCCAGTTTATCCAGTCGTGCTGACAGTAAATTGGCACGCGTTCGCCGCTCATCGAGGCGGGTTTCGTGCAGCAAATCAGCAATGTGCTCTGCGTCGTGACTGCGGGTACTCTTTTTCATCTCAGATCTCCTGGATTCAGGCAATACAGTGCCCGGCGGGTTTAACGCCTTGATTAATTTTTGGCTTGATTAAAGCGGCATGGTTAGCCGTTTGGGGAACAGGCTGACGACGGCGCGTAAATGATTCATGGCAGAAATGAGCGCTTTTTTCTCCTCACGGGTCAGTTCGCTCAGAGGACGCTGGTGAGCCGCCAGAGGAATGTTTGCCAGAAAGAAGATGGCAGCTAATGCGCGAGCATTTTCCGCACGGTGCAGGTCGCGCGTGTCGCGCAGCCTGGTGAAAAACCGCTCAATATCCTGCCAGCTATCGGGCCAGAAACGCGCCCGCAATTCGGCAACATGGTTCAGGCCGGAAAGCCGCTCGCCCGCGCGGTGCGGGGCGGTAACAACCGGTATAGTCATAGCTCTGCCTCCTCCTGTTTTCACCTGTTGAAAGGCCGCGCGCGTCGGTTAATTCCCCGAAAGTGAATTCTTCGCCAATGGCGCGCAATCTGTATTGACGCGCTGTCAGAGGTAACAAATGTTCAGTGCAGAATCGCATGACAAAATTTTGAGGATTGCGATTTCACAAACCATATTGCATCATTCCCTCTTTGCCCGCGTTCGCTCTTCAAAAGCCCTTCTTAGCGGTCAATACGGATAATGATAATGCTAATTTTAGCATCAGTCAATTAAGAGAATGCTATTTATGGTATCTGACACTACTTTCAACAATGAAGAATTACTGAACAGGATTTGTGAGGTGTATGGTTTCACCCAGAAGATCCAGTTAGCGAATCACTTCAATATCGCCGCCAGTTCGCTGCAAAATCGCTACAAACGCGGTAACATGTCCTATGATTTTGCCGTACATTGCGCGCTGGAAACAGGGGTGAATATCCAGTGGCTGATGACCGGTCTGGGAGAGAAACGTAGCGGTTCGGAAATCCCAAAAAGTGAATCTTTAAATATTTCGGTATTCATTTTTGATGATGGCGCGTTGAAAAAAGAGAGCAGTTTAGCTATCGATGCACATTTTTTCAGCAAACCCCCGGGTGAAGGCATCGCCGTTCGCACCGAAGGTCGCCTGCATTTTGTTGATAAAACGCTCTCTCTTACCGATGGCCTTTGGCTGGTGGAGATAGAAAATACGGTCAGCCTTCGTGAACTGACCGTCCTGCCGGGCAAAAAACTTCACGTCACCGGCGGCAAGGTTCCCTTTGAATGCGCCGTAAGCGATATTCAACTGTTGGGCCGCGTCACCGGTATTTATAACGAGATGAGTTAA